TCATCCTGTTTTCCTCTTCAAGATTGTCAGCACCGGTCCCCTCGAGTCGGTTGCTGATACCATATTCGCAGCTTCGATCAGATGCCCGAGCTCGGCGCCCGAGTAGTGACTGGTGATGCTGCCGTTCTTGTGTCCCAGCAAAGCCTTCCGGTCTTCCTGTGTGACACCTGCCGCCCGAAGGCGACGGCCAAACGTGTGTTTCAAGTCGTGCACCCTGATGGATGCATACCCAGGGTGAGCGGGGCGAAGGTTTTCCTCCTGCCAGAGTTTCGCCGCTCTCACCCGTGCTTTCTTCCAGGCCGAGTCGTTCATGCGGTGCATCGCGGTACCGTTGTAGGGGAAAACCCACTCCTTGCTCAGGCCGCGCTGCTTATCAATGATCGACTTCGCCACGTTGTTGAGCACAACCAACCGCTCGTCGCCATTCTTCACACCTGACCGCTCGTTTCTCCCGCCGAAGTCGGACGGTATCAGGAACACGCTGGTGCCAAGCTCCGGCACCGGTATTTCCCAGTCCCACCTCAACTTGCAAACCTCCTGCTCGCGGCAACCGGTGTTCACCTTGAACAGGGCCATCGTTTGCAGGTGTGCCGGCAACTCCCCGAAAAGGATCGACTGCTCTTCCCATGTCATGGGGTAGGGCTCGCGAACCTTTTTCTTCAGGTCCAACCTGGTCAGCATCGGAACCGAGTCCAGCCAGGGCCTGCGCTCCTCATCCCTCCATTTCCTCACGCAAAGCGAAAGAACCCGTATAACCCGTTCGATTGATATGTTGATCGTCCTGGGCGCTGCCGGCTTCAGTTGCTTGCCACACGGCAGGACCATCCCCTTCAAGCGATCCCTCACGAACGGCTCAAGCGCCTGGTCATCGATGTGCGTCAATGGCAGATCCTTGAGGTAGGGGTGCAATTGCTTCAGGTGATGCGCGGTCAACTTGATCGACGGCTGGTCCTTGTTGTCGATCAGGAACTTCGTTGCCGCCTCATCCCAGGTGCGCATCCGGCGCACGCCATATACCTTTTGCTGCCGAAGCTGCTCCAGGCGGTGAATCAGGTACTGCTCGGCTTCTTGCCGGTCACTAGTGCCAGTGCTTTCTCGAAGTCGCTCACCTCGGAAAACTTTGTCGATTTGCCAGATTCCACCTTTCTGATAGAGGCCGGAGATCGCTTTTCTCGCCATGGTTTACCTCCTGTTGGTTCGCCACGGCGCTCGCTGCGGGGGCGATTGTTGTCCTGATTCGCTGCCTTTTCAATCGACTTGCGCTCGACGTAGGCGTCGGCCCACTCGTCAAGCTCGATCCGGTCGAAGGCCACGCCCTGTTTCCCGATCGGGAACTCACGCACGTTTGGCCGGACCGTTTTGTTGAATTCGTCCCGGCACATGCCGAGATAGCCGGGGGCATCCATGAACCGGATGAACCGCGGTGGGATGCTCGTTGCCTTTGCTGCTGTGGCATTCGCCATGGGTATGCTCCATGCCGCGCGTGGCGGCAGAAGGTGGTTAAAGATTCCGGAGTTCTTTTCGCTGCTCGGGGGATTGAGCGGGGTAGCCGAAGTGAAAGCGCCGCTTGCCCGTGTAGCCACACTCGCTGCATCCGGACGATGGGCCGCAACCGCAACCACCTTCACATCCGCAACTGCACCCGCTACAGGACAGGGTCACAACGCCTTGCTCCTCGACTTCGCCTTCCTCGGTGATCCAGTACTTGCGTCGGCGATCAAGCCGGAATCCTGCAAGCTCTTCCGCTTGCTCGTATGTCGCGGGCTCTATGCGAAAGCCATGTTCCGCACCTGGGTCTGCGACAGACCGCATAACTTTTGGCATACGAATTCCTCGCCCGCCGTTCACCGGCAGGCTGTAGGGGGATTGGGGTTATGGGAGGGCTTTGGCGATTTCTGCGGCGGCGCGTACGATTGCTCGGCGGGTACCAACGTCATCCATAGCTTCGATAATCATCACGCCATGTAGCGAGTGTTCGGCAGCGACTGAGTCGTGATCTTCAATGAACACGATGCAGACGCCGGTCTTTATCGCCAGTCGCAGCGCATCGCCGTCATCATCCAACGGCCTCCAAAGGCGATAGCTGCCTCGATCACCGATCCGAAGGCAATTTCGCGCTGACTCGAAACAGAGAACAGGGCCAATGCCCGCCGCCTTTGCGGCCAATTCAAGAAGTTGCTGGTCAGTCATGGCCTTGGCCCTCGATACACCAGCCAGGCCATGTAGAGCAGAGGGAGGATCATGGCTTTGACTCCTTCATCGCTGCCGCTGCAATCGCTTCGATCTGATCGCAGTAGCCATAGATGTCCTGGATGTTGTTTTGGCCGTTCACGCAGTCGCGGACGGTGGGGCGGATGTTGCCTTCGACTTGGGCGGTGATGGACTGGAGGGCTTGGATCAGCCGCTCGTTCTCGGCAATCAGGGCGCCCAGCGACCCGTAGCAATCGGCAAGCAGGTTGTTGGCGTCGTTCAGATTGGAAGCCCCGCGCTGGCACTTCTTCATGAGTTCGGTGTAGTCGGTCATGGCGCCACCTTCACGCCGGCGGCTTCGATGGCTTCTCGGGCTTCGTCGTGCATATCGTTCCAGCCACCCTCGTAGCAGGCGTATGGCTTGGCATCGACGCGGGACGGCAGCTCCACCACCAGGGCGGCGCGGGAGGCCTGCCAGGCTTCCCATGCAAGCTGACAATCTGTGTCTAGATATTCGTCTGGCTGATGTTGGTCGCGCTCAAAGCTGCGCTCACAGAGCTGGTAATGATCGGCAGCAAATTTTTCAAAATATTCACGCATCTTTTCGCTCATGACATCGCCCTTGCAGCAAAGAGGATTATCGGTACCCACAGGATTGCGCTGAGGGCCAGGGCTTTGGGGATCATGGCGTAACCCTCTTGAACTCGACGACCCAGACCCAGGGGTTGGCGTCCCAAGCATCAGGGCCATTCACTTTGTTCCAGAGGTTGCCGAAGGCGTGCCGCGCTGAGCCCAGGCATTGCTCATGGCTGGTCGTCTTGTCCCACATCCAGCCTTCGCGCTGCTGATGGCCGGCGACCGCCGGGCAATCGCCGACGTCTTTCCATCCGTGCCCACCGTGAAAGCACTGTTTGCCGTAGTCGGTGAAGAAGCAGCCCTCGGCCTGCGCCTGCTCATCGCTGATGTCCTTCAGGCGCTCGACGCGCACGTCGATGATCTCCAGCAGTATGCGGCTGGCCCAGCGCGGCATGTGGATGCTGGGCCTGGATTGGCGAGGATAATCCCAGTGGGCCCAGGTTCCGTTGTATTCCGGGTCCTCGCAGCCCGAGTAAAGCACCGGCGCATGGTCAGCTACGTAACGAGAAAGAATCGCGCATTCGGCTGTGTCCTCGTCCGCCTCCGTGGTTTCCCGCACCCACAGTCGGTCGCCGGGCCGTCCGTAGGGGCACTCTGGATTTCTCTTCGTTACATCAGGGTGGCGGATGAACGGCTGGCCCAGGCCATAGCTGCCGATGTCGGCTTTCGAACGGGGCTGAATCTTTACCGCTCGCCGCGTGACCGTCTTCCGGCCCTCCAGAATGGCGCGCACCATCGGCGCCGAGAACAGGATCGGCCGTTCCTTTATTTGAGTCATGAGTCGTCCTTGCCGCTATAGCGGCTGACTTTGAAGGGGAGGGGTTACAGGTTTTGCGGGGGGAGTACGGATGTACTCCTATCGAGATTTGACCCAGCGCCGAACATACAGCTCGCAGCCGCTCGTCAAGCACACGCCGTTAGCCATGCCGAGATGCGTTTTCGGCGTGCCGCAACCGCAGTGGCATTTCTTTTTCCGGCCGGGGCGCTTCGGGCGCACCTCCCTGTATCGGATCTGTTCGGGTAGGCCGCCGATCTGGCCCCAGGCAGCAGTGCCGCCACGCATTGCAGCAGAGCGGGCCGAAGGGGATAGGCCGTTGAGGTCAATCATGGCCTTTCTTCTCCAGGCTCTGCACCGCCGGGTGCGCGGCGTTCCACTGCTCGAAGGCTTCCTGGGTGGTGGCCGCCGTGATCTTCTCGTCGCAGGTGTAGCAGTGCGCCACGCCGCCAGCGGCACCGATGTCGCGGTGGCCTTGCTTGCAGGGGTTCATTTGCCAGTCGTCATCCTTCGCGGCTGGTGCGGATTGGTGGGCGAGGTAAACCCGCGCCTCACGCATGAGGTTGGACGAAAAGCCGGATGTCTGAGAGCCAGCATTCGCTAGTTTCAGCACCAACTCCCGCACCTTAGTCAGTTCGGCTTGCAGCATAGCCAGCTCCCCTTCATGCTTGGCTGTCTGGCCGTCCTTGTACTGTGAGGCGATGTCCTGGCGACGCAGCTTGTCGTTGGCGGTGCTCAGGCACTCCAGCGCCTTGGTCAGCACGGCTTGCAGGTCAGTCAGTTCATCGGCTTGATGCCGGATCACATCAGCTGCGCACATTGCCGCATAGCCAAGTTCATTGCTTGCTGAAATGGCTTCATCGTAGGCGGAGCCTATTTGCGACAACCGCTCCACCTCAGCCTCTGCTGCACAACGTTTATCCATGTAAGCCGCATACTCGTCACCAAGCTTTATCTCAGCATCTTTGGTCATGAATTCAAGTTGAAGACTCTCAACCTCGGCCTGTAGCCGGGATCGATCAGCAAGCAGCTGATCATTTTTCTTGTCCATCTCATGTAGTTCCGCCTGTAGCCGGGTGACGTGGGCGCGGTCTACCAGTTCAACTACCTTGAAAGCTGGTTCCCATCCATCCAAGACCTTGGACAGCAAAGGGCGGTCAAGGCGTACGTTTCCTGTCGGCGTGGTCCGTGTCACCTGATACCCCAGCACTTCCACCTCCCCGCCAGCAGGCGGCACAGGGTCAGCCAGGGCGGCGCGCAGCTCCAAGAGCAAGACCGCTTCGTTGTTCCGTGGCATCGTTTCGCCCGGGTAGGACGGGTCGAAATTAGCGCGAAGGTCAAGATGCGATTCGATTTTGTCTGTCAGCTCCCGCGACAGGGTTACGGTTTTATTCGTCATGGTCAGCCCTCAATCATCGAGTGTGCCAGGCCGATAAGTCGGCTGTTTTCGGCGCGAATTTTGTCGACCTCTCTACGGATCGAATCGCGCTCTTTCTCGGCCTTGTTCGCACGGTGCCAATAGTGCGCGGCCAGCTGGCGGCATTCTGCGTCGGTCTTTTCCTTGAGAAACGCGGTCTTACTCATGGCTTGCTGCCTCGGCGGTGGGGTTGAGGGCGGCACGAATATCCTTCGCGAGCCGTTTAGTAGGATTGACCGCCGAGAGTGCCTGGCCGAGCAGCTTGCGAAGGTGTTGGCTATCCGCTGACAGTTCCGCAATGCGGGTTTTAAATTGGGCCCGGTCTGCGTCGTAGTTGTAATCGCCCTGAGAAACCATCAGATCAAGTCGCTTAACCTCAGCCGCCAGCTCCTCAACCCGCCGCTCTGCCGCCTGGCACGCCTGCTGCTCTGCATGGCGACGCTGTTCCAGGTCGTGGAGCGCTTCGTCGCGCTGGTTGAGCAGTTCCTGGAGGGCTCCGTTCTCTGCCTGGACGCGGTCGAAGTCTGCGGCGTAGACGTACTCACCAGCGGCGCCTTTGAAGGTGTATCGCTGCGTTTTCTTTTCTGCGGGCATGGCTATGTCCTTTGCCGGGGCAGGCCCGGGCGGTGGAGTGGGAATTGGAAAAAGCCCAAGAGGAAAGGGAGTAAGTCGAACCCGCACAGTAGGAGGAGGCAGCGCAGTGCTGCCACCACACTGGACCTACTTGAGGCGTGTTGCCATGAGAAGAATTTTTGAAGACCTGATGTGCCAGATCCTTGTGGACCTGATTTTTAGGCTGATCAGCTGGATATGTGATTGGCTGCTGGTTATGCCATCGGCGTGAGCTATGCTGCGGCTGCCTGCCGCTCAGCCACGCGCCATGGGTCGTTTGCCCGGGCCAGAGCTGCCATCGGCGGTGGACTGACGCTGTTGCCGCACATGTGGACCTGCTGGGTCTTGGTGAAGGGCTTGCCCTCGGCTCCGTGGCTGATGATGTAGTCGGCCGGGAAGCCCTGGGCCTTGTACAGCTCGGACGGCTTCAGCATTCGCAGGCAGATGTCGACGATCACATACGGCGTGCCCTTAACCATCACGGTGACCATGGCCAGACGGTCCTTGGTAGTGATCGTCGGCGCCGGGGCATCGCAGGCGCTGATGTTCTCGGTGCCGTAGTAGCTGATCAGAAACGCCGCGACTCGCAGGGCACCGGCTTCGTGCTCAGGCGAGAGTGTCAGCGACACCAGAGAGCTTTTCCCGCCACCGCCGGCAGTGATGGTGGGGGCGGGCCCCTCCAGGCCCTGGCCCACGCTGGCGCCGAATGCACGCTCCATGAATGCGCTCACCAACCCGTGGTGCTGGCCGCCGGCGCTGACGGTGTGCAGCGGATCGTTGACGTCCCGTACATCGCAGTTGCCACGCAGGTGCACCAGGTTGGCCGATACAAGTTGCTGCTGGCTGCCGGTATTGGTCACCGTCGTCATCGGTTCGTCGATGCTCTTGGCATCGGTGGTGTTGAAGCCTCCGTTCATCTGAGCCATGAACACCGTGGATATGCCCATTGCGTGAGCGGCCCCGGCCGGGCGCTGATAGTTGCCGCCGCTGGTGATGGTTGGCAGTGGTTCGTCGACCGCTTTGCCGGCGTCATTGAAGCGGAACTTCACCAGGTGCGCCGCTGCAATTGAGTGCCCGCCGCTGGCGGTGACGGTGCCCAATGGGTCAGCAGAGGATTTGCAGCCATCGCCCCAGCGCTGAACGCCTCCAGGCTTCCCTTCGCCATGCGCGGCGGTAACCATCACCGGGCTGATCAGCGTCAACTCACCGCGGTTCGCGCATGTCACCGTGGGTAGCGGCTCCATCGGGTCGTTCACCCGCACGCTGCCCTGATGAGTAGCTGGGGCGACCACCGGGCTTGCCATGGCAAATGATCCGCCGCGGGGCCAACTGGTGATGGTACGCAGCGGCTCATCAGCAGACTGGACGGCTTCACCTGACCAGTTGGCGATCGGCACAATGAAAGGTGATGGATTGTCGATGACGAATTTCTTCATGCCCTTGGCGACCCGGCGAAGCGTGGCCGGGGCCAAGTCCTTCTTGCGGCCGAAGATGCTTTTGCCCAGGTCGCTGAAGTCGATGCAGTCGGCGGCGGTCTTCCATTTCTGTTGGCCTTTAACTGGGTTTTTCGCGTGGGTCGGCTCCGGCCACACGATCGGCTGGCCGTCGCACCGGGCGATCATGAACAGTCGTTCCCGGCTGGTTGGTGCGCCGAAGTCACAGGCCTTGATGACTCGCCATTCCACCGCATAGCCCATACCTTCGAGCAGTTGTACGAAGCGGCGCCAGGTTCTGCCGCGGTGCTTCGGGTCTGGCACCAGGAACTGCTGGCCCACAGGCACCACTTCGCCCGGTGCCGCCACCTCGCCGCCGAGCTTCACGACTCGACCTGTAGCCTTGTCCCGCTTGGCGATCAGGCGCCCCCATTGGAGGATCTGCTTCACGTTCTCCAGGCTGATAACCCGGGGCCGTTTCATGCCTGCCCACTTCAGGCCAATCCACGAAAGGTTGCGGATCTCGCGCTTGCGCGGCTGACCACCAGCGGCCTGGCTATGGTGGGTACAATCCGGCGACATATGGAACCAGCCAACGGGCCGGCCGCCGCACTCGGTATCGGGATCACCCTCGAACACATCGGTAGTGAAGTGCCGGGCGGCGGGGTGGTTGACGGTGTGCATGCTGATAGCAGCGGGGCTGTGGTTCTTCGCCACGGCCACCGCCCGGCCCAAACCCATCTCCAGGCCGGTACCGGCACCGCCGCCACCGCAGAAAAAATCGACCACGATCTCGTCATCCTGAGGGTTGAAGCCGAGTCCGTATTGGGTTTTGAAATCGAAGGGGTGCTTCTTCTTGTGTGCGGACATAGAAGATCCTCGCCGGTTGGCGTGATTCGAGTTTGTGGGCTATTGGTTGATGGCCCGGCATGGGGCCGGGTTAGTGGAGAATTGTTATGCGTGAGTTCGACGATGACGACGGCTACACCGACTTCCTTATCGAGCTGCTGGATGGCGGTTATATCGACGGGGATGCCGCGGGGATAACCCGCCAAGTAATCGACAAGGGCGATGAGTCGCTTTCTGAAAAACAGTTATTTGTATTCAAGCGTGATGTGTTATCGCTTGATCCCGGGGCATGTGTTCGGGGCTGCGACATTCCGTGGAGCGAAAAATACGAAGCGATGCATAACGGCGGCCTTTGCGGTTGGTGCGCGAAGATGAAGGAGAGCGCTGACAGGGACGACTGAGTCTTACCAAGTCAGGCTGCTGGCGCGGAGTCGTGAAACACGTCCATCTGAGCTGCACCGTCCAGCCAGGCCGCCGCGATCCGGCGTTCGGCCATGGACGCATATTCCGGGTTCAGCTCGCATAGGATCGACCTCCGCCCCTCCTGCATAGCGACCACCGCAGTGGTACCGGCACCGCCGAACGGGTCAAGCACTACACCGCCGCGCGGTGCCCCGGCCAGAATGCATGGGCGAATCAGCTCAGGCGGGAAGGTCGCGAAGTGGGCGCCCTTGAATCCCTGTGTCGGCACGGTCCAAACGCTGCGCTTGTTGCGTGTATCCAGAGGATATTCGCTCTCTTGACGGTCGGGCCGATGAGTGCCGGCAGTTTGCCCGGGTATCGCCTGCTCCCGCTTTGAATCCTCCCGCTTGAAGCTGTCTCGCTTGCTTCGTACCGCGTTCATTGGACCATTTGCCTTTCCAGGCACGCGATCGCTACCCAGCTGTTGCTCGAGATCCTGAGCCAGTCGCGTGATCGAGCTAAGGGCTACCGGCTCCCTGATCGCGTCCTGGTCGTAGTAATAGCGAGGAGATTTGCTCAACAGGAACAGGTACTCGTGTGACTTGGTGCAGCGGTCCCTGGTCGACTCGGGCATTGGGTTCGGCTTGTGCCAGATAATGTCCTGACGCAGATACCAGCCATCGTCCTGGAGAGCGAAGGCCAGACGCCACGGGATGCCCATCAGATCCTTCTGTTTAAGGCCAGTCGGCGGAGACCGCCGCTTACCGCGTAACACAGCCCCCCGCGTGGACTGGGAAACCATGTCGTGCTTGCCTGCCGATCCGCCTGGAGCATACCCGCCGGCGATAGAGGCGTACGTGTCGCCCATGTTGACCCAGGCCGTACCGTCATCGCGCAGCACCCGGCGCACCTCCCGGAAAACCATCACCAGGCGAGCTACAAATTCGGCCGGCGTCTCCTCCAGGCCGATCTGTTCGGCCATGCCGTAATCCCGCAACCCGAAGTAGGGCGGGCTGGTTACGCAGCACTGCACTGACTGGTCCGGCAACGTCCGCATCATGTCGATGCAGTCGCCGACCAGTATCTGGTGGGAAGGGGTCATGTTTGATTTCCAGTCAGGCGCCGCCCTCCGTGACCGGTGGTGGCAATTTGGTTTGGGTTGGGGTATTACGGGTGATCGGCATGGTGCCGGATCAGGGAGATGACTATGTTTGATCTGAAGACAGCACTTACAGAACTTTCGCGTTACAAATCTTACATCTCCGACATCATGAGAGAAGTTCAGCTATACGAACAACTGTACTGTTTTTTGGGTTCGGCGGAGATTCTGAATAAAAATATTACTTCGGTATTTAGCATCATTCAGAAGTCCATGTTCATTAGTATACTGACTCGCGTGTCTGCAGTTTTCGATTCGAAGGCGATGGGCTCTAACGAAAACTTGTCTCTCGATTTTTTAGAACACAAGTACCGTGCGTATGCTAGTGACGCGTTGCTTTTAGAATTCAGCGAGCTCAAGAATCGTTACGAGGCGCTGAATATTAAGGCATTCAGAAACAAGCTGATCGCACACAATGATTTAGCCACAGTTCTTGGGGCTGCGTCCGTATCTCACACAATCAAAGATGGCGATATTATGAATCTACTCCAAGATGCTCATAAGTTCTGTGTTCATCTTTGCGAAGGCCTTCCTGGTGGAATCGATGCCGTCTTGCGCGTAGAGCCTTGGCAGTTGAGGGCGGGTGATGATGGGTTCGAGTTGCTTCGTCGCTTAGAGGCTGGAAAGTGATATAGGTCAGGCTTCAACTCCGGTCCGTGCGAATCGTTGGAGCTGCCGCGACTGTTTTTCAGTAATAACGATTTCAGGTCGCGACATGTTGGCGAAACGGGCGGAGTCTTCGATCGGCGCCTCGGCCAGGTTGATCAGGAAAGTCGACACCGTTTCCTGCCATTCCTCGAAGCCGTGGCGTTCGCCCAGAACCAGTAGAGCGTCATCGAGCGCTTTCGAAACAATCAGCGTGCGCTTCTCGGCGCCGATCCGCTTGAGCAACGCCTTCTCCTTGGCGCGTTTGTCCTTCTGTAATTCCGCGTTGCTCTTGGCCATGGCCTACCTCTTCAATTCCGCTGGCCGGCAGTGCCAGCCAGGTCTGTCGTTTGCGTTGTTGGACCCGTGCTATGCGACGCATGAAGTACATCCGCGACGCGCTTTCGGGTAGTCGATTCCGTGCTCTTCCAGGATGCGTTCTAGGGTTTTGTTGGCGATCCCCAGCTTCCCGCATACCTGGCGACGGGCGATGCCCAGTTCGAGGAAAGCCCTGATCCGCTCGGCGAATTTCGCGTCCCGGGCTTCCATGTGCTCTTGCCGGTGCGCATCGTTAGCGCCACCCCGGGCGGGCCGCTTGAACTTCAGGCCGTATTCCTGGGCGATGTTGTAGAGTTTGCGTCGGCTGATGCCCAGCTTCTCGACGACTTCGGACTGAGTGTGCGTCGCTGCCATGGATCGGATTGTTTCGACCTGCCTCATTCTTTCCATGTGCCGGGTGTCCGCCACTGAGACGGGAGCGGGCTCCGGTTTTGGTTTTCGACGCACAAACGGCTTTGGCGCCGGTGGCATCTGATTGCTGTAGGTGATCGGTCTGGGCTTGTACCCGAAGGGCTCGGCTACTTCGATCCGTCCGCCCGCGGCCAGGAACTGGGCGACCTGATCGGAAAGGGCGTCCGCCTGAGGCCGGTTGTGCTCGACCAGGCTTAGGTGGTTGCTGATCATGGTGACCTCACTTGATGCGAATGGAACTGTCGCCGCGCTCGAGGTGCGCCCAAGTCGGCTCCGGCAGAAGTTCATGCTCAGCGTCTTCGCCGGCGGCAATGCGCTTGCGGACTGCCTCGTTGTGCTCGCGGATCTCCTTGAGCTTGGCGGCAATGGCTTTTTTGTCGGGCGAGATGCTCGATTTCACAGACGTCAGTTCGTCTGGCACCGCATCTTCGTTGTCAACGATCACACGCTCGCTACCCATCGCCAGAGTGATGGTGAACAGCGGCCGTTTGATCGACTTGATGTTGGCGGCTTCCATGTTGCGGCGCAGGTAGTCGCTGATCTGCGACACGCTGTTGGACTTGATCCGCTTGAGCTCGGTCAGACGCTCGATTTCGTTGTCGATCGCTGCCACGTCGCTTTCGATGTTTCGACGCAGCATGACGATGTTGTCGGCCTTCTCGTTGAAGTCGCCGGCGATCTCGTCCATGGCGTGCTGTATGGCCTCTTTTAGGCCCTCATCATCGGTGTCGGCCATGGCCTGCAGTTCTGCCAGTTTTCCGGTGAGCGCGTAGAGCTGAGTCATGCTGTTGCTTCCTGGGTGAATTTAGGGGAGAGGTCGCGCAGCTCTTTGGCGATGCGCTTGATGGCGTTCTCGTCGTTGCGGGCGGTCAGTCGGCGCACGGCGTGGTCGTGCAGCTTCTTGAGCTCCTGCAGCGACTGGGCGCCTTGCATGGTTTCGACGACTGACTTGATGTAGTCCAGGCGCTCCTGTTTCTGCCGCTCCTCCTCGGCAACCCTGTCTTCAGCTTTGGAAATGGCGACCTCGTCGCGTACGGCATCGACGTAGGCGGCATCGTCGAACAGCCCCATATGGATGTCTGCCGAGAACCCGAGCGGTTGCAGACACTTGCCGATGGCGTCTGTAAGCGACTTTTTCGAAACCTCCCAGTCGGTGAGGATTTTCCCTTGCTGGAGGTAAATGAACGGTGTGTGTCCGTACTGCTCGACGGTGCATTTCTGCCCATCCTTGCCCAGGTACCACAGCTGAATTTTCAGAGTGTGCAACTTAGCGTTTATGCGTGGAGCATCCGGCCATTCCTTGGTTGGCGCCTGAAGCGGAGCTCCTTCATCAAAGCGTTCTTCAAGTACCGCCCAGCCCCAACCTTCACCGCACGGCCCGAACAGTTCGGTCGCCTTGCGCATCAGGTAGGTTGGTTTGATGGCGGTCCCTTTGAATCCGCCCATGCCAGTGAAGTTTTTCGTTGCGCTTGGATCGGTTACGTCGACCTGGTCCCAAATCCGGGTATTGGACATGGCTGTTCTCCGCGCCACCGGAGAGGGGCGCTGTGAAGTAGGTTATTGGGTGGCTTTGGCGATGGTCGCTTCGAAGCGGGTTGCAAGTCCTGCGTTCACCTCGGCTTTTTCCAGACTCTCCGCGGTGCCCTTTACCCGGTGCAGAGCCTCGTAACGGCGCAGTGTTCCGGCCGCAACAATCAGATCAGCAAGAAGATCCGGGGAGGCGGCAATAAGCTTGGCGTCCGCCGCCTCATAAACGAAGTCCACGACCTGCTCCTGGTCTTCGTTGAAGTCGATTGCCCAACCGCGCTGCCCCGGCCATCCTTGACCAGCAGTCTTGCGAGCGATCCAAGGCCCGGGCGTGTGCTTTTGTTCAGTCATAACGATTCCCTGCCGCGACGCGCGCAGCGCTTGAAGGGTTGGTTTATTGAGTGATGTGACCAGCGTAGGCGCTCGCAAGCATCCAGGCGGTGCACAACAGAAGGACAATGGCTGAGCCGCGCCAGGCGTAAATCCTGCGCAGTTGCTGGCGGGTCATGCCTTCACCTCGTAAGCAACAGTCCATTCACCGCAAAGGCAGGCCCGGCCACACCAGGCATGGACGTTGGGAATGCCGGCGTCATGAGCCAGCGACAGGGCGCCCAGCCACTTTTCGTGGGTGAAGGCCAGGATCATGCGGTCGGCTGGCAGCTCTTCGATCTGCTCGTCGATCAGGGATTTAACCGGTGCAGTGCTCATTACGACTCCTTGCGCCTGGCTACGATCTTGTTGAGGCGCTGGCAGTAGTGGTTGAACTCGTCGATGCTGATCAACTCGCCAGTCATCATGTTGTTGATCATGTTTTGAACGACGGCTTGGGCGCCTGGCTCGCTGTCGGGGTGCTCCAGGCTTTCCAACGCTTGGTCGATGAGGATGTGAGGACTCACAGCACGTCGTCCTCGGCCTGGGCGATCAGGGCGTCGTCGGCCAAGGGCTCAAGCAGGGCCTGTGCGATTTCGCCTCGCTTTCCGAATGGGTGGTCGCTTGGCCCCAGAATCTCTGCGACGGCGTTCTGGTCTGGCCGGCTGTCTATGGTCATCAGCAGCCAGCCGAGCGCCGGGGTGACCACATCGCCGTCGGCAAGCCTGCCATTCGCATACTCATCGATTGCTAGGGCCAGCTCAGCGACCGTGACGCCTTGCGGCTTGCGCATGCGGCGCTGGAACATTACGTCGGTCTTGAACCGGACCAACTGCTCCACCGCGTTGTACAGCCACTCAGCCCGTGCTACCTCTTCCCGCGTCTCACTGACCGGAGGAGGCAACTTCGCGTCGTGCATGGCCTGACAGATATTCAGTGCTGCGTTCATGGTTGCCTCCAAGTGGCGTTATCGGTGGGCGCGCTTGATTTCAGCGTCCCGGTCGATGCTGCTCAGGCGGGCCCAGCGGTCGTGCTGATGGTTGTGATCGTCCAGCGCCGCCTGATTGCCGTTGCAACACTGCTCGCAATATCCTTCGTGCAGCGTTTCTGTAGGGTCGCCGCACTGTGGGCAATGGAACTGTTCATCGCACATGGCGACCTCCAGTGTTTGGGGTTAGGCGGCGTCGGCTTTCGGCTCGTCCTTGTCGTACTTCTCGCCGCAGAACATGCAGTAGCTGCCGAGCATCGACATGTCCTGCTTCTTGCGCTGGAACCCGTCGCCTTTCTTCTTGGGCACTTCGTACTCGATGTGCAGGTTCAGCTTGTTCTTCATGCTCACGGTGCCGCCCAGGAGCCAGGCGAACCCTTGCAGCTCGACGGAGAAGTCGCGGGAGCCTTCTGGCAACTTGGCGCGAATCTTTTCCTTGGCTGCCGCTTCAACTTCGGTAGCGCAATTGCACATGCTGGTTTCCTCAGTGGTTGATCCAACAAAACTCGCAATGCACTCGTCCGCTCCGCTGGTTGCCGTTAGGCGCGGAGGGGAGTGCATTCGGGTGTTGTCGGGGAAGGGGATGCCGGTTACGTCTCCGGCGCGGGCTCTCACCGCCGTATTACCTCGTCGTCTGGATCACGCACCAGATCATCGAAGTGTCCAGGCTTATCCGCAGGGGCGGCACCCAACCACCCGGGTCAACTGGCCGGTGCTGTAACCATGCAATGGAAACCGTAACGCTCCAGATGCTTCCGTTATAAACCCACGGTTTGCTTGGGTGATGCAGGTGGGCGGTTATAGGCCGCAGTTTCGTCCGCATCGGAAGTCACACATAGCCGGGGTCATGCCTTACTCGTGCGGCGGATCACTCTGTGAGCTGATCGCCCCCTTTCTCCCAGGTGCCGGCTAGCGCTTTCGCGGTGCCGTGTGACTTCCGATACGGCCTGGGCATGCCTTCCGGCGCCAGGGGATCGGGCAGTTAACGACAGGCTGTCGTGGCGCTGGTTGTTCAGTAGTGCAAAGTGCCCCGGCCAAAAGGCTTGAAGCAGCATGCGCAGACGGCGATACTTGTCTCCTGCTCAATTTCGATACTACGAGCGGCTCGCCGAGCTGCATCGCCGGAAACACCAGCACGTTCCGCCTCCTCAGCAACTTTCAACCACTGTGCAATTGCCGGGTGTGGCGCTGCCTTTCCGGCCAGGTCAATTTCGATTTGCATCGTCCTACCCTCGGTTGTTTTCCCAATGCCCACCACTCTGGATGGGCATCAGTGAAAAGGTCCGGCTATGAAGTTTTATGAGTCAGTCAGCTCATAACCGGCTCATAGCTACTTCAAGGCTTCCGCGATTCGTTCTTGCAGCCGAGGCTCATAGCAGTCGAGAGCAACGCCGAAGGCCTTGGACATCTGCTCTACACGGCGTATGTCACGATCTCCACCAGTGCCGGACTGAAGATCCTTGGTGAAGTGCATGTCGCCAAACTTGAGGATGATCGCGTCGTAGTTGCGCAGTGCGCTCTGCATGCTCTTGATCTGGATTCCAGTGATTTCCATCGTCTTGCCTCCTCTGATTTCCAATGCCGCCTCATAGAAGCGGCATCAGTAAATCTGTGGGTGTTGCTTCTCCACCACGCGCATCGCCGGAGTCCTCTCGCTGCCCGCTGCCGCATCTGGCGTCACATCGGGTGGCTTGCGTGGTTTCGCGTACTCACATGTGGGAGCACGGCCAGTCCCAGAGCTGGCATGGCATCGACTATTTGTTGCTCGCACTTACCGGATGAAACCCGGGGTAGTCGATGGCGAGGATCCTGAGCTGTTAAAGAGCGGCGGGTCTGTTTAGGCCCTGGCGCCTCGGTGTTCTGTGGCGCTGAGGTGAAATTTAGCCTCAAGCTAAAGTGACGTCAATAGCGTTGAGCTAAATTATTTTCGCCGGGCGATAAACAGCTTGCTGAAGCGCCTTGCCAGTGGCCGCGGCTTTTCGCTTCGTTTAGCACTGAGCTATGATCTCGATAAGGCTGTACGCATATACAGTATTGGAGATAACAAATGGCAGCAGTACTAGAAGACAACTTAATGACCGCGTCCCCCGAATTGACCGGACTGGAGCGCCTGGGCCTGCGCGTATCAGCGATGATCAACTCACCGATAGCGCAGTTGGGGAGGAGGGTGCTGATTCACCGCCTGGACTCCGACAGCGATCAGGATTGGGAGCGGATCATGGAGTTGCTTTCGGAAACCGACGGCCTGGACATGACGTTCTGTGATGACGGGTCGGTGATCCTGCAGTGGGGGGCTGCTACGGATGACGATCGGGTGATTGAGAGGGAGGTGGACCTGGATCTTGTCCGACACGAGAGGGGGTGCCTTTTTAGCTGTGATGGGCCTTTAGCTGACCCACCACCTGAGCCAATCTAAGCTTCCGTCGGTTCGGCTACAGTGCTACGAGTGGTGAGGCCTGCCAATAGCTCATCTTTAGTGACTGATGAAAGGTCAGCTCGCTGAGTTTTCAGATTTTCTAATAAGTAATCATTAGTAAGTTCAAATTCATCAAAAATTCTGGGCCAGGTTTTGATATAGGTCTTGATCTTGGAAGTAGAGGTTACCAAGCCTGGCTCACCATGAACCTTAGAGGTATCTAGGCGATTTTGGATTCCAAACGCTTCACTTGAAATGCTACGGCCAATGAGAAGTAACTCGAACCGAGTTAAATCACTGTTAAAAGCAGGGTATCTACTCAAAATTGAAGCATACGTGTCCAGTTGTTGTAGGTGTTTGTCATTCAAGGCCACGCCGGGGCGCTTGATTTCTACTATGACGCAACGGAAATATTTTCTGCCGCTTGGGTCGATCTGAGGCTGTCTTCGGACAAGCAGCAAGTCTACCTGCTTTTTCGCTCCTTCAATTTCTACCCCCTCAGCGAGGTCGCCCACATCTACCCTCTCAATCTCTTTAATGGTTGCGCGAAGATTTCGAGTGGTTTCCGTAAAGCTCGCCTCTTCAGCCCCTAGGATTTCGTACGAGGCTCCAAATAACCATGTGTTACTTTCGATTACGGCCTGAAGGTCAGGGGTCTCGCGAACTGTGGCATAATGAGTGTTCATGATTTCCTTAATCTGGGAAATCGCCAACTCTCGATTTTGCAGGATTTCAATGGTGTTTATGATGTTGTCGAGCTTTGTTTTTTTGAGCTGGTCGGCAAGTTTTGTCATGGCGGCGGCATCTAAATTTAGAATGCTTTCTAAGATTTCAAATATGCCGCTATTTTCGTTCGAAACGGAAAGTCTGTCTAATAATCTTATGATTAGTCGGCGCTGTTTTTTATTATTTCCTACTAGTAAGCTTGGTTCGCGAATTAATACGGCCTTAACGATGTCTTTTACATGTGACAAGCGCCATTTTGATTCTTGAGGATCCAGATTGGGATATTCTGGGAAGTCGCCGTCCTCTTCAAACTGGGATACGTGCTTTTCAGCTTGTTTGATAAGGAATTCAGCATACATGCGCTTCGCAAATACGCCAATTTCACTCTCTAGGTCCTTGAACTGACTGCTTACAAGGAATGCCCCAATTGGTTCGTGAATAGATTCGCTATCGTCGCTGTATCGGTCGAATAGCGCGGACCTCACATAGATTGATGAGTAATACCCTCGTTTACGATTGAGGCTACTGTGGAATTTATAAAGAATTTTACTATTGGTGTTGATTAGGTGAATAAATGACTTTTCAGAGCCAGGTTTCTCTTTCCAGTGAAGGAGCTTCACCTCAAATAAATCGCCCTTAGAATTCACCTTGACTTCATATAAGTCATGGTCTTGCGGTATTACAATGGCGCCATTCACGCGCAAAGACTTATGTGGCATCAAAGCAAGTTGTGCGCCAAAAATCCGCCTAAATTCAGAAATAATAAAATCTTGATTGGGGAAATTGTTTTTGAAGTCAGAAAGGACGACGCATGTGCCGGAATCGATCCCGTCGAGAAAGGAGTGTTGGTCAGCAGTTGGAATAGTGCGGCCTTCTATATCGCTAAGATTGCTGCTTGAAACTCTAATAATGGCGTTGTCGCCCTCGTACCTTGTAAACCATGTTGCTGTATTGCAAATTTTATGAAATGCAAGTCGGCCGCGCCCATGGGAGCCATGCGTGTCATAAGAGTCTTTTTTTAATGAGTCGTTAAAGCGTCGAAAGTTATCTTGTGGTGATTTAAAATTAATACCTTTGCCGTTGTCTAGGATGGTTAACAGCTCGGTTCCGTCTATGTCATTGCTTTCAATTGAAATATTGACAAATGAAGCGCCTGCGTCGAACCCATTCCATACGAGCTCGGCTAATGCTTGTACTGGTTCTACTGTTTTGAAGTGCTTTAAAATACCGCTGTGTGTAATCGTGTTGGAGCCAGAGAAGTCCTGGGAAATAAAGTTGGCTGACAAAGAAGATCTCCCTATAAAATTTGTCGAGTTAAACCTTTCTAGCATTCCACACGAGCAGTACTTTGGCGTGTATTGCTACGTCATCGAAGCGGGCGGGCTGCCTGTCATAGATCTTGTTATCTGAAATTAACCAGACATGGTCCTCGTCTTTCCGCTGCAGGCGTTTGATCAGTAGATCACCATGCCAGGTGAGCACGTACACCCCCTCACCCTGGTAGTCGTTTACGCCTCGGTCAACGATCACCGGATCTTTGTCGTTGATCGTCCCCTCCATGCTCTGACCCCATCCAGTAATCATCGCCAGGGCCTGGGCAGTGGTATAGGTCACGCCTTTCTCTCTCAGAACTTCTTCGCGAATCACAACATTGCGGATGACTTCGCTGTACTCGGCGGGCACCTGGCCGTGGCCCATGGCAGCTCTTACGTCGTACTGAGGGATAGAAATATCGCCATCAGCTGGGACGGCGATTTGATTGCTGGAAGAGGTGGCAGGCTGAACTTCCTCGGCTGCAGCCAACAACCGCTGCCGCGTCTCCTCTGGGATTCCCTTGCCGCTCTTCGCCAGCATCTGCTTGACCAGGTCGGCTGCTGACGCCGGACCGGGGTCGACCTCTTTCGCATCGTCCGGCAGTGAGTCGAACCAGCCACGCGGCAGGCCCTCTAGCACTTCAATGCGCCGAGCAACGTCATCGCCCAAGTTCTTGGCCGTCTTGTCGGAAAGAATCTGGCTCAAATGCGCAGCCGACATTTCCCAGCGCTCGGCACAGGCCCCTTTTCTCTGGCTGCCAATCAGCTTTACCAGGTTGTGCTTGCGAATCTCATAGATATCCATGCGGCGAAGAATGCCAGTGTTTAGCTGCCTGCTAAATGTGCGCAAAGCTAAATTTTCCTTGCTTGAACATTAGCCATAAGCTAAATTTCGCCATAAGTGTAAGGAGAACCCTCATGAATGATCACCTCCGTGATTGGTTGGGCAGGGCCACGAATGAGCGTCGGCAGCAGGTCGCAGCCGACGCCAAGACCACTGTGGGCCATCTGTGGCAGCTCGCAGGTGGTCACCGGAAGGCCTCTACCGAGCTTGCCGAGCGACTTCAGGACGCCAGTGCCGGTGAGATCACTATCGCCGGTCTGCGTCCCGACCTCATCTCATTCGCCCGCAAGGCGCTGAAAGGCGCCGCGTAACCACCTTCAACAGCCAGGAGCATCGAAGCATGTACATGGACCCCAATCAAAAGCGTGCCATTCCGGTGAAGGTTCGATTTGAACCGGTGCTTGATCGGATTCTGCGTAGAGCCGCCACGAAGACCCGCATGCAGCACGCGACGTACCTGTACGAAATCATCGAATGGGCCGTAGCCAACGGCGTGATCGAGGAACTGATGCAGGACAAACAAGAAGATATCGCGGGCTGAAGCCCCTTTGGAGGGCCGAATGACCGTAGAGCTTGAAAGGCTGCCTCCGCAGACGCGAAAGCGAGTGGAGGAACTGATGCGCGTGAACGGCTGGTGCTTCAGCCGTGCCATCAACGAAATGACAGAAACCGCCATTGCCTGTGGCGCGCTTTCCGAGGTTGGAAGGAGGAAGGCCCATGTCCTTCAGCTGGTGCCCCCAATGAGGGCCTCTGGCAGGGACTCTTCGGGGTAACCCAGAGGGCCTCTGCCAAATTCGAGACGAAAAAAAGCCGGGATTGCGGCCCGGCTCTCTTAAACACGTTGTGGAGCAAATCATGCACCAAACAAACCAAACGATCAATACCCCGGCCAATGTCGCGACACGTTTCGCCGGATCTAAAAACGTGTCGCGGATAAAACCCGTTACGCCATTTGATTTCCATGGCTTCCCCGTTCGCGTAATCGACGAGGGAAACGGCGAGCCATGGTTCATTGCCAAAGACATCGCTGAAGCCCTGGGTTATGCCAACACTTCGAAGGCGATCAACGTCCACTGCAAAGCGGTGAACACCTGCCATACCGAAATGGGAGGTCAGGTACGAGCGGTCCAGATCATTCCGGAGCGCGACCTTTATCGACTGGTGATGAAATCGAAGCTGCCAGCCGCCGAGCAGTTTGAGGAATGGGTGGTTGCCCAGGTCCTGCCGAGCATCCGTAAGACAGGTGGATTTTCTGTTCAGCCAACCAACAACGCCAAGATCGTGGGCGAACTGGCGATCCTTGAGTGCTTCGACCGCCTGTTGAAGCCGGCACCGTCGAGCAAAATGATGATGCTCGCCAAGATCGCCGCCAATAACGGTCTCGATGCCAAGTTTCTCCCTGGCTACGCCGTCGATGGTGCGCCCGATGCCGCCGGCGGATCCTCCATGCCCACCAAATCGGCCACGGCCTTGCTGAAGGACAACGGTATTCGCTGCTCGCCGTCGGGCTTCAATCGCTCCCTGGCTGCTCGTGGCTTTCTCCAGCAGCTCAAACGCAAGAATTCCAAGGGCGAAATGGTCGACTTCTGGTCCGTGACTGAAAAGGGCCTCCAGTACGGCAAGAACCTCACCAGCCCTCAATGCCCATGCGAGACGCAGCCTCACTGGTACGTCGATCGCTTCCTTGAATTGGTCGCTTTGGTCGGGAAGTCTTGAAATGAGCATGGGCCTCATGGTCGCCGCGATGAAAATTCGCGTCGGCAATCCATTGCGCAAGCTGGTGCTGATCAAACTGGCAGACAACGCCAGCGACATGGGCGAATGCTGGCCGTCCTATCAGCACATCGCCGACCAGTGCGAAATCAGCAAGCGTTCCGTCATGAACCACATCAATGCCCTGGAGCAGGCTGGCCTGCTGCGCAAGGAAATCCGCAAGGGCGGCCCCAAGGGTAACTCCTCCAACGTTTACTTCCTGACACTGGATGGTGGTGCACCTCCTGCACCAGGAGTAGCGCAGAAGATTCACCAGGGTAGTGCAGCAGGTTCACCCCCTAGTGAATCTCCTGCACCAGGGGGTAGTGCAGCAGCTGCACCCAGAACCAGTCACTCTTCTGAATCAGTCAATGAACCGGTCATTGAACCAGTTGCAACCCCGGCTCACGCCGAGGTCGCGCCGGCTCAATCTCGCAACCTGGTGCTGGTGGTTGATCGCATTGAGGCGCCCCGGGTCGAGATCCCTGCAGATATGCCTGGCCCCAAGGACCAGACCTGCAAAACCTTCAAGGTCTGGGCGAACTACGCCATGGCCTACCGCAAGCGCTACAGCACCTGGCCGGTTTGGAACGCGAAGGTCGGTGGGCAACTGGGCCAACTGGTGGACCGCCTCGGCGCCGATGTGGCTCACCACGTCGCTGCGCACTTCCTGAAAACCAGCGATGCCGCCGTGCTGCGCAAGTGCCACAGCCTCAACGAACTCCTGGCAAACGCAGAGAGCTACCACACCCAGTGGGTGACCGGGCAGCGCGTCAACGGAACAACTGCCCGCCAGATGGAGCGCACCGAGGCGAACGTCTCCGCGGCGGAGCAGGCCGCCAAATTGGTTCTGGCAAAACGCCAAGCAGGTGACCGCAATGAATACCTTTGAAATGAACGACCAGCAGGTCGCCGGGCTGGCTTCGGCCATCTGCGCGACTGCCGAAGCCATGGGGCAGGAAATGAACCCGGGCACGGCGGCGATGATGGCTGAGGACCTTTGCGTTTACCCGGTGCCTGTCGTCAAGGCTGCGCTGAAGGCCTGCCGCTTCGAGGTGAAGGGCAAGCTGTCCATGGCTGACATCCTCCAGCGCGTTCAGTCATCCGATGGCCGCCCAGGAAAGGACGAGGCCTGGGCCATCGCTATGACCACGAACGACGAGTTCGAAACCGTGGTGCTGACCGACGAAATCCAGCTCGCCCTGGCCGCCGCGAAGCCCGTACTCGATGCCGGGGACAAGATCGGAGCACGGATGGCGTTCATCAGCGCCTACGAGCGCTTCGTGGGCCAGGCCCGGGAAGACGCCAAGCCGGTCAACTGGCACGTTTCCGTGGGGTTCGACGCCAACCGGCGCATCCAAGCTGTCACCAAGGCCATGGAGCTGAAGCGAATCCCTCACGAGCATGGGCAGAAGTACCTGGCTGACCTCAGTGTGACACCGGTCACCGAGGATGGCCGCGCCATCGTTGGGCTGCTTACCGGCACGGTAACTCGCCCAGCTCCAGGACTCCGGGAAAAGCTCGAAGGTGTGAAGAGCTCGATGATGGAAATGCGTCAGGCCAGCGAGAAGAAAAAAACGGAGATGCGGATTGAAGCGGCCACCGAGTTGGCTGATCGCCGGGCGCTGCTGATTCGGCAGGCCCAGAAATTGGAAGTGGAGAGGGCGCCGCAATGACCATGGATAAACAAAAGCTTCAAAAACTGCTGTGGGCCGAGGCCGCCTCATTCCGCGCTGACTGCGCCGACTGGCAGCGCAACACCGAGGCCCTGCATGAGTTCCTGGGCGAGAAGACGCTCGAGGAAGTGGCGCTGGAGCTGCTGGAAGAGAACGAAGCCTTGCGCAAAGAGCGCGACAAGCTGGCCGAGGACAAGCAAGGGCTGCTTGAAGACTTTGCGGGGTGCCTATGACCGACAAGATCAGCGTCAACTGCCAGGCCAAGCTCTCCGAAGCCATCACCAGCCTGACCGCCATGTACAAGGCCAAGAAGTTCGTGGTGGTCTCGCTGCGCCCAGGGAAGGACCGGACACTCGACCAGAACGCCCTGTGGTTCGCGATGTACAAGCGGATCTCCGAAATGACCCAGATCGGCGACCCGGCGGACGCCCGGCGGTACTGCAAGCTCCACTTCGGCGTGCAGATCCTGCTGAACGAGGACGCGGGATTCCAAGCGGCCTGGTACCGGGTAATGCGCCACCTGCCGTACGAGGAAAAGCTTGCCCTGATGGGTGAGCACAAGCTATTCGGCCCGGATGGCTTCCCGGTGACCAGCCTGTTCAATCGTGCCCAGGGCATCCAGTACACCGACCGGATGGCGACGTACTTCACGACCAAGGGCGTGGTATTCGCCGATCTGCTGAATGAGGTTGCGGCATGAGCCTCCTCGCTAAGCAGCCCCGCCCAAAGAAATGCGCCGTCCAGACCTGCAGGGCCTCTTTCGTCCCTCGGGCCAGCTTCCAAACCTGGTGCTCGCCTGACTGTGGCGTCGCTATCGCTCGGGCCAAGGCGGAGAAGAAGCGCAAGGCGCTGGCCCAGGTCGAGCGCCGGGAGATCAAGGTGCGCAAGGAGAAGCTGAAGTCGCGCGGCGACCACATGCGCGAAGCCCAGCAGGCGTTCAACGCATACATCCGCGCCCGGGACCAGGCCGCCGGCCACCTGTGCATTTCCAGTGGCAAGCCATTGGACTGGAGCGGCAACGCCGTAGATGCCGGCCACTACCGCAGCGTCGGTTCCGCGCCGCACCTGCGCTTCGATGAGCGCAACTGCCACGCACAAAGCAAGCAGGACAACCGATTCCTCTCCGGAAATGCCGTGGATTACCGGATTGGCCTGATCGAGCGCATCGGCTTGGAAGCTGTCCAGGCACTGGAGGCTGACCAGAGCGTGCGCAAGTACACCATCGACGACCTGAAAGCCATCAAGGCCGAATACCGGGCTAAGACCAGAGAACTCAAGAGGGCTGCAGCATGATCTATCCAAGCGTTCTGAACGCAGTTGTTTCGGCCCTCGCCGCCGAAGCTATCGACAATACCAGCAAGCAGGCATGGCAGAAGCTCTACAATTCTGCCGATGAGGAAGAGGGCGGTGATATGGCAACTTTGGTACGCTCTCGCGGCGCCGATACCATCGACCGCACTCAGGTGGACTGCTGGGTCTCTGCCCGCCTCCACAGTGCGCTCGAGCAGAGGCATTGGGATGCCCTGGTCGCGAAGTACAGCACCCACAAGGGGCGAAAGGTGCAGGCCATCGCTGCCTTGCAGGCCCTCATCAGCACCCCGGCACCGAAGCTGTTCCTGTTCAAGGCGACAACCGCCTGGGCGATCCCCCAACTGAAGGGGGCTCGGCAAAAGGTCATCACATCTGTGTCGGTTGAGATCCCGCTGGACGCACCGGCATGGCGGCGCGAGTCGATGGTGAAGGCGGCGGTAGCGGCCGGCCAGGCCAAGGCGAAGAAGGATGAGTCTCGTTCTGCCGACATGATCGTTCTGAAGGACAGCTTCTACGACATGAACACATGGGACAATGACGGGACACCAGAGTCAACTCGACGCCGGTGGCGCCAGGACATCGGCAAGGCTGCCGATGGATTGGTGAACGAGGCGCTGGCACATGCCGAAGAGATCCTGGGTGCGGAGGGATTGCTGATTGATCGAGCTGCGTGATCGCCTATTGACATCGGTGAGCGGATGAGCGAAATTATCCCCATCCTGTCATTCCTGCGTGTGTAGGACTGACGAACAAGAACCCGGCCACCGCGCCGGGTTTTTTATTGACTCAAATTCACCTGTAGCCAGGACAGCCTTCGGGAAGGCCTGGACGCCGATAGCCGGTAGTGCGGCGTGCTTAAACAACACCGGCAGCCCGCGCGCCCTGACACCCATCTGACGCAAGGTGGCGCGAGACCTGAGCGGCGAGATCGATGCATAGGGGCGTCGACGCCGTGAAGGTCTTTGGCTGACAGCAGGAAAGACTGCGCACCTATTCAGGCTGCCTTGACCGAAACCGAAAGTCGTTTCCCGAGCGCGGCCAGTGCATTCTCCAGGGCCTCCATCTTCGATGTGTGAAGGAAGTCCACCAGGCGATCGCCTTGGGTCTGAGCAATACCCAGCAGCCGGCACAGGTCGGCCTTGCGCATATCCCGCGCGATGAGTTCGTTCCAAAGAGCGATCTTCGCCACCGTCACTGCGGGTAGGTGAACGACGTGCTCGCCTTTCTGGGGAGCGGATGCGGCTGGAATCGCCCGGCGCTGATCGACATACAGCGACAGAGTGGTCTCGATAGCGTCCATCGCCTCACGAATCGCGTGCTCGATGTCATCGCCGAAGCTGTTCAGCTCTGGCAGATCCCGGCAGAAGACAGCCACACCGGTGGCGTCCTGTTCAAATCGAATTGCAAAGTCGTACATGGTCACTCCTCGGAGGTGATCGTTCAGTTTCCAGAATGGCGAAGGGGGCCCTTAGAGCCCCAGTTGTTTAATGATCGCCTTGCGGGTCGGTTCCGGCATTTCCTTGGATCCGTGGTCCGCGAAGGTTGTTTTGTTGCCGTTTGGGGCGGTGACTTTGAAGTGGCTTCCTTTGCCTGCTTCGAAGGTCACCCCGTGGGCCTTCAACCATCGTCTGAACTCGCTGAACTTCATCACCTCGCCTCGTTGTTTGGGTGAGTCCAGTATACAACAGTTTTGTGGTAATACAACATATTTGTTGTACTTAAGAGGCCCTTTTCAGGGCTTCCGCTATAGGGTTTCAAGTCTTCAGCCCCGCAACACCCTTTGCACAGAGCTGGGATTGCTGCTGGGGAGTACCTATTCGCCGCTGCTCCACAGCGTTTGGCCGCTCACACCGGCCCTTTTCTTCAATCATGCACAGCCGGAGTCGAGCGCATGGAGTACCTACAGCGCCTGCTCGACAAGATCGACAGGTTCGAATTGTTTATTGCGGGCCTCATTGGTGCCGTTGTCGCGAGCTGGTGGCACAAGGACGACTTGTCAGACTGGCGCGCCTGGATGGTCTTCCTCATCACAGGGGTTGCCTGCTCGCTGTACCTGACGAGCATGGTGAGCGCATACCTGAATGTCACCGAGCCAAAGATCGTTGCCGGTATCGGCTTCCTGCTGGGCACCTTCGGCGGTTCACTGTTGGCCGCCATCAACCGAGCAATCAAAGCCGCTGACCTCTGGGCACTTATCCGCCAGCGGTTCGGGGGAGGCAATCCACCATGAATCTTGAACTGATCAACTCCATCGCCTGCGGCCTGATTGCGTTGTGGGCGACCTGGTGTGTCCTCAGTGGTCGGGTGCGAGACGGCATCCTCGGCAAGCTGATCTATTCGGCGGTCGCCATCAGCGGGTTTGTCGTGATGACCCGCAGCCAGAACATTTTCTTCGGCCCTACCACCGCGGGCCTGACACTGCATATGTCCCTGGCCCTGGCCGGCCTGCGCCATATTTTCATGGTGATCTGGTGGGCGAGGGTGAGAGCCTGGCTCTGCCGACACCTGAACTGTGAGCACTGCATGGACTGCGATAAGAAGCGGTAGTCGAGACACGTTTCGCGGATCAGCACATTGCCTCGGTACCTAATGAAGGTTATGAGAGGCGCCGTCCGCCTATTTGAATACTCGACTCAGCGGATGGCGCCAGATGATGGCAAAGCTTCAGCTACCGTCGATTTCGTATTGGTGAAGAAGATTGCTTAGCAGGACTTTGAACTCGTCCGGCGATAGCTTCGTCTTCAATGCTGCCATTGTTTCCGAGGCGCTGCTAACGGCTATTGCTTCATCTCTTCCAGTTCGGATTGCCCACTCTCTAGCTGCACGCAATATGGACTGTTCATCAAGTTTCCCATCCATCGCGGCGTCCTCATCGAGTGTAACCAGCGGCATTCAAATCAGAATTTGAAAACCACGTTCGCACTTACCAGAAGCTGGCCGTTGATAGTGACCTTACAAGCTCGACCTGTTTCAGTTTTGTTATCACGCGCAAAGACTGGGTCGCACTGGAGGAGGACCTTTTTGCCTTTGTAGTCCCGTTGTACTCCTTCTGTCGTTGCGCTGACAGGCTCTCTCATGAATTTCCGGTTCCACGGACCAAAATAGATCTCGGGCTCACCGCCTCCGAAGAAGCCTGATTCAGGTGTCGCACAGATCGTGCCTTCCATCCGCTCTCCATCGATAATATTGGCATCGGTATAGCAGGAAATTAGTCCTTTCCCGGTGACAATTTCTGCCGGTCCTCTATTCAACCAGGTGGGGGCGGTCACGCATCCAACCAGAGAGGCAGAAGCGAGTGTCATGGCTGCGAGGGAAAGGCAACGGGCCTTGTTCATTAGTTAGCATCCTTACTTTATGAATTAGCCGGACACCAATACCGGCAATTTTCAACTCTTTCAAGCTCAAGGTGACTATGGATAGGCCATACCCTCCGGCGTCACTACTTCAGCTATCCGATCTCAGTTGCTCCGGTATACGCCTGACGCCGGCGCCCGAGGTATGGGAATGGCTCCGAGCCGAGATCCTGGCCGACACCGGCAGTATCCACAACGAAGATCATGCTCACCTGATAGACGCCGACGTGCGGGTCATGTGGGCATCGTCAGCATTCGAGAAGCAGGGACGCACCGTCCTGGGCCAGGCCGAGCAGGTAGCGTTCCGCGCCGGTGGCTGGCAGAAGGCTCGGATGGAACAGCAGATGCGTGATTGGTTCGGCGATGTGCCGGCCTACATCATCACCCTGGCTGCTGACTACTGCTCCCAGTGCAGCGACCTGGAGTTCTGTGCCCTGGTCGAGCACGAGCTTTATCACCTGGCCCATGCCACGGATAAGTGCGGTCAACCAGCCTTCACCCAGGATGGCGCCCCGAAGATCAAGCTCCAGGCGCACGACGTCGAAGAGTTCGTCGGGGTGGTCCGCCGCTACGGTGCGAGCCCAGACGTTCAAGCGTTGGTGGATGCTGCAAACAGTCCTGCTGAGGTGGGGAAATTGAACATTGCGAGGGCCTGCGGAACCTGTCTGCTCAAGTCGGCCTGAACTTCTGACAGGTTTTGACGGATGACAACCATATGGCAGCACTACGAAGCGAGGTCAAAGCCTTCATCGTTCAGGCTCTAGCCTGCTTTGATACGCCATCCCAGGTAGTCGAGTCGGTCAAGAAAGAGTTCGGCATCGAGCTCAGTCGGCAGCAGTGCGAATCCCACGACCCAACAAAGTTCGCTGGCCGAGGGCTTGGGGCGAAGTGGGTCGAGTTGTTCCACGCAGCCCGCAAGAGATTCCGCGAAGAGACCACAGACATTCCGATCGCTAACCGTGCGTATCGACTTCGCACCTTGGGACGCATGGCCGAGAAAGCCGAGAACATGAAGAACATGGCGCTGACTGCCCAGTTGTTGGAGCAGGCAGCCAAAGAAGTGGGCGACGTTTACGTGAATCGTCGCCTCGAACCTGAAAAACCTCTGGGCTCCCAAGCGGACCAGCAGCACGCCGTTGCTGAGTACACCCTGGAGCCTGATGAGAATGTCCCCGTTACCCCGTACCTTTGATCAGCCGGTAAAGCTGACGCCCAAGCAGGCGAACATCTACGTCTGGGGTTATCAGCGCAACGCACGCTTCCGAGATGCGGTTTGCGGCCGCCGGTTTGGCAAGACCTTCCTCGGCAAGGCAGAGATGCGCCGCGCGGCTAGGCTGGCTGCTGAGTGGGGCGTTAGCGTTGAGGATGAGATTTGGTACGCCGCTCCGACGCAGAAACAGGCCCGCCGGGTTTTCTGGCGCCGCTTGAAGCAAGCGATCCCCCGCGAGTGGAGAGAGTGCAAGCCGAACGAGTCGGACATGCTGATTACGCTCAAGAGCGGTCACCTGATCCGCTGCGTCGGCTTGGAGAACTACGACGACCTGCGCGGCTCCGGCCTGTTCTTTGTCCTGGTGGACGAATGGGCGGACTGCAAGTGGGCTGCGTGGGAGGAAGTCCTGCGGCCGATGCTGTCAACGTGTGAGTACGTCGTTCCAGGCGTTGGCAATTGCAAGGGCGGCCATGCGTTGCGTATTGGCACCCCAAAGGGCTTCAACCACTGCTTCGACACCTACCGCGATGGGCAGCCGGGCGGCGAACCTGATCACAAGAGTTGGCTCTACACCTCGCTACAGGGTGGCAACGTTCCGGCTGAAGAGCTTGATGCGGCGCGCCGCAAGATGGACCCGCGAACGTTCCGGCAGGAGTATGAGGCCAGCTTCGAGAACTACGCCGGCGTCGTCTACTACACCTTCAGTCGAAGCGAAAGCCGGACCAGCGAACGCATAAAGCCTGGAGAGGCGCTGCATATCGGCATGGACTTCAACGTCATGAAGATGGCCGCGGTTGTCTACGTGGTGCGCGAAGGGCTGCCGCTTGCTCTGGATGAGTTCCATTCAGTGCGCGATACGCCAGAGATGATCGAGAAGATCCAGGCGCGGTTCCCAGGTCATGGCATAGCGGTATATCCCGACGCCAGCGGCCAGAACACCAGCAGCAAGAATGCCAGCGAATCCGATCTGTCCCTGCTGCGTAAGGCTGGGTTCACTGTGATCGTGGACAGCCAGAACCCGGGCGTCAAAGACCGCGTCAACTCGCTCAACGCCATGCTGATGAATGCATATGGCGAGCGCAGGCTGAAGGTGAATATAGACCAATGCCCGCAACTGACTTTGTGCCTGGAGCGGCAGACCTATGACAAACATGGCGATCCCGACAAGGACCCAAAAAAGGGTCATGACCACATGAACGACGCCGCCGGCTACTTCATTGCCAAGCGCTACCCGATCAACGCCGACATGACAGCCACCCAGCCTCTGAGAATGTAACCATGAGCAATAACCCAAGCGACACGCTCCCGGCCGTTGACGCCATGCGCAAGTACTGGGACGTGATTACTCCGCTCATGGGTGGAACGATGGCGATGCGTGCGGCAGGCAAGAGCCTTCTGCCCCAGTATCCCGCCGAGGCTGACGATTCGTACCAGGAGCGCCTGAAGCTGTCCACGCTGTTGCCGGCCTACTCGGAGACGGTCGGCAACATGACCTCCAGGGTGTTTGCTGAGCCTTTGCAGGTCGGTGACGATGTGCCAGAGCAACTCGTAGAGATGACCGCTGACATCGACCACTCCGGCAACGACCTCAACTCATGGGCTGTTGAGTTCTTCCGCGAAGGGTTGAGCCACGGCCTGTGTCATGCGCTCATTGATCACTCTCGCACTGAGGGAGTGCGCACCCAGGCGGAAGAGATTGCCGCCGGAGTGAGGCCCTATGCCGTTCTGGTGAAGCCTGAGCAGGTGCTGGGCTGGAGGGTAAAGGGCGGACAGCTCACGATGTTCCGCTATATCGAGATCGTCGAGGAGGAGGATGGTGAGTTTGGCGCGAAATGCGTCGAGCAGATCCGTGTTCTTGAGCCTGGAGCATGGCGGACGTACCGCAAGGCGGACAAAGGCGGATGGGGATTGCACGACGAGGGAGCCAACAGCCTGGCATACATCCCTCTGGTGACCTTTTACACCGGACGGACCGGCTTCATGACGGCCAAGCCGCCGCTCTTGGAACTGGCCCACCTCAACGTCAAGCACTGGCAGAGCCAGAGCGACCAGGACAACATCCTTCACGTCATCCGTGTGCCGATCCTGGTGCGCATCGGCGTGCAAGCCACATTCGACAATCAGGGCAAGCCAGTCCCGCCAGAATTCAAGGTGGGCACTGGTTCACTGACCGACTTGCCAAAGGATGGCGACCTCAAGTACGTCGAGCACACCGGGGCGGCGGTCAAGGCGGGAAGGGAAGCACTGCAAGACTTGCTCGACGAGATGCGCATGGCTGGGGCGAAGCTGCTCACGCCAGAAAAGAGCGCAACCAAGACCGCAACCCAGGCGGACGAGGAGGCAGCGCAGGAGCTGTCGCCATTGGCGCGGATGGCAAGCCACTTCGCTGACTGTCTGGCACAGCTTCTCCAGTTCATGGCCGATTACCGTGGCCTGGGTGATGGCGGCACGGTTGAGATGCGCGGCAACTTCGATGTCGACTACATGCCCGAAGTGTCGCTGCCGACACTCGTTGCGATGGCGAATGCCGGGATGCTCTCCAAGGAAACCCTTTTCGCCGAGATGCAGCGCCGCGGTGTTATCAGCGATGAATACGAATGGCCCACGGAACTGGCGAAGATCGAAGCCCAAGGCCCCGCACTCGGTACCCTGTGATGAAGACCGCCAACGAGGAGCTACTCGACAAGCTGATCGGGCATGAGGTCGACCTGCAGCACCTGAGCAACGCCCAGGTCGTGGCGATCATCAAGATCCTCAACAGCAAGGACGCAGAGCTGCGTGCTGCGCTGATCGAGGCAATCGACAACCTCGGCCCCAACCTGTCGGCCGCCTCAGTGGATGCTGCTCTGTCCGCCGTCCTGCGCCTGAATCAGTCGACTTTCGTGGATATCCGCCAGGCGCTGGACCAGGCCACCGACGGCTTGATCAGCTATGAGATCGCGTTCCAGCAGGGCGCGCTCCAGGCGGTGATTCCCGCCGTCGTGCAGGAAGCCTTCCCGATTGCGGACGCTAAGTTCAGTCAGGTCAAGGCCATTGCCCAGGCCAGGCCGTTCCAGGGGCGACTGCTCAGGGAGTGGATGAGTGGCATCGAGGCCTCTCGCGCCGCGTCGGTTCGCGATGCTGTGCGCGCTGGCGTGGTCGAGGGGCGAACAACGGCCGAAATCGTCCGCAGCATCATGGGTACCCGGGCGGAGAAGTACGCCGACGGCATCCTGCAGAAGTCACGTAGGGAGATCGAGGCCGTTGTCCGCTCTGCGGTATCGAGCACGGCTGAGGCTGCCAGCGACAAGGCCTACGAGGCGAACAGCGAAATCATCAGCCACGTTGAGTGGATCAGCACGCTGGATACACGAACCTCCACCACCTGCCGCATCAGGGACCGACTGCCCTATACGCTAGGCACCTACTTGCCAATCGGGCACAAGATTCCCTGGCTGGCTGGCCCTGGGCGGATCCACTGGTGCTGCCGCTCGACCAAGCTGCCGATCCTCAAGAGCGCATCGAAGCTTGGCTTCAGCAATGGCGCCACACGGGCCTCCATGGACGGTCAGGTGCCGCAGTCTACGACCTACGCCCGATGGCTGGGCCAGCAGTCAGCGGCACGCCAGGACGAGATCCTGGGCCCCGAGCGCGGTAAGTTGCTGAGGCAAGAGAAGCTCAAGCTCGACGACTTCTACAACGACAAAGGCAAGTTCCTGACACTTGATGAGCTTCGCGACAGGCTGCCCAGGTAGCTACAATGCGACCCCCTTCGCATCGGAAGCAGCCTTATGAAATGGTTTTTCGGGATTTGCATTGTTCTGGCAACCAACATTATGTCGGCATTACTAGGTCTGACCGCCGGGATAAATCAAAATCCTCAATCGACTGTTAAGTTTGTACCTGAGTGGGGCAGTGTGGGCGACTGGGTGTCAGGGGTTGGCGCTCTTGGGGCCGTCGTCGTGAGCTTGTACATGGTTAAGCGGAGTGAGAGGTTCCAGCTGGCGAGGGATAGTGAACAGCTTATGCTGGCTCAGGAGACAGGTTTCGCCTATTTGACGTTAAGAATCGGCTGCAGCGGTCTGAGAACATGCGCAGTCAGAGATGTCAGGATTTGTCACGGACTAAAACGCAGGTCGCTAAAACGCGACCTTTCCGCCGAGAGCGAGGGCGCTTTTCCTTGCAAGCTCGAACCGGGCGAGTCAATTGAATTGGATTGGAGCGGTTTGGAGATCAAGCCGATCTTGAGCAGTATCAAGAACCTCGAGCCCAAAAGCCTTGAAGGGCTCTACTTTGAGGTTGTAACTGGAATAGACGTACACAGATTCGACGTAGAAAGGCAGGTTATTGATCTGCTGAAAGAGGCTGAGGACGCGTTCGAAGTGCATCTTCTGGCAGATGCCAAGCCTCTATTATGAACATTTCCTACCAAACCACCCCGGCATTCGCTGGGGTTTTTTTTTGCCTGCGGTTCGGACGGACGGGGCGACAGGGCCGGATGGCTCACCAACTGGCCGGATGGCCCAGAGAGACGAGATGAAACTGAAGACTGTTGAAGTGGATGGCAAGCAATACGCTGAGATCCAGGATGGCAAGCCTGTGTATGTCGAGGACGACGGCAAAGAAGTCGCCTTTGATGCGGTGGGCACTCGCAGCACCATCACCCGCCTGAACGCTGAGGCCAAATCTCACCGTGAGCGCGCTGATGGATTCGAGAAGGTCGCCAAGGCCTTCGAGGGTATCGACGATGCCGCTGCCGCCAAGAAAGCCCTGGAAACAGTCGCCAACCTCGACGCCAAGAAGCTGGTGGATGCCGGTGAGATCGAGAAGGTGAAGGGCGAGATCAGCAAGGCCTTCCAGGCTCAACTGGATGAAGCCAACGGCAAGGCGCAGACACTCGAACAGCAACTGTACTCCGAGAAGATCGGCGGCAGCTTCGCTCGCTCGCAGTTCATCGCCGAGAAGATGGCTATTCCGGCAGACATGGTTCAGGCAGCGTTCGGCAGCAACTTCAAGATCGAAGAAGGCAAGGTTGTCGCTTACGACGGCCAGGGCCAGAAGGTATTCAGTCGTGCGCGCCCGGGCGAATTGGCCGACTTCAACGAAGCGCTTGAAACCCTCGTTTCGCAGTACCCCCATCGTGACCACATCCTCAAGAGCTCCGGCGCCAATGGCGGTGGCGCTCCCAATGGTGGTGGCCTGAACAAACCCATGAAGGGCAGCTTCGGCGGCTCCAAGGCTGAACGCCTGGAAGCCATCAAAGGCCTGACCGCAAGCGAATAAGGAGGCCCAATGGCCCTTTCGAACATGAAGGTATTCAACGAATACCTCAAGCGCACCACCATCGAGACCCTGGCGCAGGACGTTGAAAAATTCAACGCCGCTTCGGCAGGTTCCATCCGCCTGACCACTCAGGGCATTGACGGCGACTTCTTGCAAGAGTCGTTCTGGGCTGGCCTGCATGGCGCTCAGCGTCGTGTTGATCGGTATGCTGCCAACGGAAACCAGGCCGCAACCCCTCTGGCCCAAAAGCAGTATGACTCCGTGAAAATCGCGGGCGGCTTCGGCCCCATTCTGTGGGAGCCGGCTCAGTTGTCGTGGGTGCAGAAGAACCCGGAGGAAGCGCTGGAAGTAATCAGCCGCAACCTGTCCGAAGCCATCATGTCGGACCAGTTGAACACAGCCATTGCCGCCCTGGTGGCTGCGATTGGTAACCAGCCGTCCGCCACCAACGATGTTTCGGCTTCCGCTGGCGTGAGTTACATCGCCATCAACAACGCACACGCGCTGTTCGGTGATGCATCGCAACGCCTGGTAGCCCAGGTCATGACCGGCGCCATGTACCACAAGCTGCTGGGTCAGAACCTCGCCAACGCCGAAAAGCTGTTCACCTTCAGCGGTGTTCAGGTGGTCGACATCCTGGGCAAGGCCGTGATCATCACTGATGCCGCAGCTCTGTATGAGGCGGGCACGCCGAACAAGCAGAAGGTGCTGAGCCTGGCCGACGGCGCGGCGGTCGTGATGGATGGATCCGACCTGATCACCAACATCGAGACATCCAACGGCAAGGAGCGTATCGAAACCACCATGCAGGCCGACTACACCTTCGGTCTGGGTCTCAAGGGCTACACCTGGGACACCGCCAACGGCGGCAAGTCGCCAACCAGCGCCGAACTTGCTACCGGCACCAACTGGGACCTGGTTGCGAACAGCATCAAGGCATCGGCTGGCGTTCTCACCATCGGCGACGCCGCTCAGTAATCAAACAGCGCCCTTCGGGGCGCATTCCCAGGAGAAGGGTAATGTCCGAGAAAATCGTTTACGAGAAACACCCGGTAACCGCTGAGCGCAAAGCGGAACTGCGCCAGAAGGGCTACAAGATCATCGACGCCAAGTTCGCGCCGGATGACTACAAGCACCCGGAGCCGATGAAGAAGGGGGCTTCGGGAGGTGACAAGCCTTCCAAGGGCCTGCGGATCGAAGAAATCAAGGCGAAGCTGACCGAAAAAGGCATCCCGTTCGACGATACTGCCGAACGCCCAGCCCTCGCCGAACTGCTCGATAAATCGGTTCAGGAGTAAACCCAGTGACCATCTACATCAGTGTCGCGCAGGTGGATGCCTTGCTGGGTGCCAACTGGACCACCGAAGACAAGAAGCCGCGCGCGGTGCTGATGGCGAACACCTGGCTTACTAATCTCGGTCTGCCAGAGTTCGACCCAGTGCCGGACGATGTTGTTCAGGCGGGCGCCGAGGTTGCCATGGAGGCGGCGGCCGGCAGGATCTACGGCTCGAAGGAAACAGGCGTGACGGAGAAGTCCGTGAGTGCCGACGGCGTGTCGAGCAGCAAGTCGTTCTCCGAATCATCCCGGACCATCAGTGCCGGCGAATCGTTCGCCCTGGCGCTGCTGACCCATTACCTTGGCTCGGGCCAGGTCAAAGTCGTGAGGGGCTGATATGGGACTGCGCGAAGATCTACAGCGGGATCTGGCGGAAGCCTTTGATACCGACCTGGCCGATGCTGTGAGCCCTGTTGTTGGCATGCGCAAGGTTCAGGGTGAGTACGACCCGGACTCAGGCACGACGCCGGAAGTCATCACGACCTACGCCGGGCGCGGCGTGCTTGGCAGATACCTCGCCAAAGAGATCGATGGATCACTGATCCAGACCTCTGACGAAAAACTCACTGCCCTACAGAACGAGCTTTTCATCACGCTGCTGGGTGAGCCCACCGAAACCCAGGCCATCCCTGAAATCGGCGACGTCATCGGCGGTAAGCGCGCAATTAACGTCAGCCAGGACCCGGCCAAAGCTACCTGGACAGTTCAATTGAGGAGATAGCCATGCCGCGCGGATCGCACATGACGGGGCGCTACGGCGGCAGGAGTGGAAGTTTCGAGCTGCAACTGGCTGAGTTCGCTGCGCAGGCGAAAGGCGCTATCGACGCGAGTCTGCGAGAAATCATCATTGAGCTTGGCGGGTCACTGATCCGGATGTCACCCGTTGATACGGGGCGATTCCGTGGAAATTGGCAGTTCAGCATCGCACCACCTGCCGGCGGCACGCTTGATGTGATAGACCCCACCGGGGCAGAGGCAACGGCGCGACTTGTTGGCGAATCAATAGAGTTTCGCGCCGGAGCCACGGCTTTCATCGTCAACAACCTTCCGTATGCAATTCCGCTCGAGTACGGTCACTCCGATCAAGCGCCTGGCGGGATGGTGCGCATCACCCAGGCCCGCTTCCAGCAAATCGTGCTGGAGGCCATCAGGAACAACCAGGTATGAGTCACAAGATCATCCGCTCCCTGCTGGAGTCGCGCCTGAAGGCCTGGGCGGCGGCCCGAACGCCTGCGCTGCGCATCGCCTACCAGAATGTGCCATTCACGCCAAACAACGGCGAGACCTACCTTCGAGCGTTCCTGTTGCCGGCCGGCACCGATAGCAACGACTTGGCCGGTGCGCACCGGCTCTACACCGGACTGTTTCAAATCACCATTGTGACGCCGACCGGCAATGGGCCTGCCGGCGCAGAGACGATCGCCGATGAGCTTGCCGCGCTGTACCCACTGAATGATCGTCTGACCCGAAACGGTTTTACTGCTTTGGTGATGACTTCGGTTGAGCCAGGCCCTGAGCAGACCGAAGACACCTCCTTCACCCTGCCGATGTCCTTCCAGTACCGAGCCGACACCACAACCTAATCCGCCCGTTGGGCAAACCCAGAACCCGCTATTGAGCGGGTTTTGTCATTTCTGCAAAGAGGAAAAACACATGGGCTTTCGACTCCCCAACGGCGCGACCCTGCAAATCGCTTCGACCTACGGTACGGCGATCCCGGTCACCGCGCTGAGCAATGCCAACCCAGCGGTAGCCACTGCTGCGGCCCACGGCCTGACTGATGGCGACATTATCGCCGTGACTTCGGGTTGGACTCGCCTGAATGACCGGGCCGCACGCGTCTCCGACAGCGATACCGGAACCTTCGCGTTGGAAAATATCAACACCACCAACCTCCAGCCATACCCAGCTGGCTCGGGCATTGGCTCGGTGCGCGAAGTAACCGGTTTCGTCGAGATCTCGCAGATCACCGATGTGGCCACCAGCGGCGGCGACCAGCAGTTCCTGACCTTCGGCTTCCTGGCTGACGACGATGATCGCCAGATCCCGACCACCAAGAACCCGATCAGCATGTCGGTAACGGTTGCTGATGATCCAGCTCTGCCGTATGTGGCCGTGGTTGAAGCTGCCGATGAGGACAAGGTGGCCCGCGTGCTGCGCCTGAACCTGCCGAACGGCGACAGCATCCTCTACAACGCGTACGTGACCATCACCTCGACTCCGGCGCTGTCCCGGAACAACCTGATGACCCGTGTTATCAGCCTGTCGCTGGCAGGCCGCCCAACCCGTTACTCGGCGGTGGTGTAACCCATGGCGAAGATCAAGATTTCCCAGAACCCGACCTTCAAGGCGAAGGTTGCCATTCCGCGTGTTGGCGGCAAGCCAGAAGACGTGGAGTTCGAATTCAAGTACCTGGACCGCCTGGCCCTGGCCGCGCACTTCGACAAATGGAACGCCGCGCGCGAAGAGCACCAGCGGCATGTCCAGGAGGATGGTCTGTCCTGGCAGGAAGCCACGGTGGCCGAGATCGCGATTCAGGTTGGCCAGCTCAGGGACATCGTCGCGGGCTGGGCCTTTGACGACAAGCTTTCGGACGAGTCGCTGACGGCCCTGGTGACGACTTGCGTCGGCGCACCTCAGGCTGTGCTCGAGGCCTACCAGGCAGCATATCAACCGGCCCGCCTGGGAAACTGACCGGCGCCGCCCGCGTCCTGTATGAGCAGGGGCCGTCCGAATCGGATTTGGCGGCCTTCGGCATGACCCTGGCAGACATCCCGCCTGTTGAGTACGACGTCTGGCCGGACAACTGGTCGGCGTTCCTGATCTTCGAAGCGATGTCGACCCAGTGGCGTACCGGCATGGGAGGGGCCTCGGGCCTGGATTACAGCGCGCTCCCACCGGTCGCCAGTATGCTGGGCATGAAGCGGCGCGAACTTACCCAAGCCTTCCACGACGTCCGCGTCATGGAAGCAGAAGCCATGCTCGTGATGAGCGAATCGAAATAACGGAGCCCGCATGACTTCTATTGCTGAACTCGGCATCAAGGTCGATTCGACCGATGCTGCGCAGGCGAGCTCCGACCTCGACAAGCTCACCGCGGCGGGTGGCCGGGCCGAGAAAGCAGCCGAGGGAGTTTCCCGGAGCGCTGACAAGGCTTCGGTATCGATCAAGAAGCAGAAGGACGAGCTTTCCGACCTGCTCGGCGAGATTGACCCGACCGTCAAGGCCTTGGGTCGCCTGGACGAGCTCGAAAGCAAGCTCGCCAAGCAGAAGAAGCTCGGCGCGCTCGATGCTTCGACCTTCAGCGAATACCAGGCCAAGATCGATCAGTCCAGGACGAACCTTGGCCGCTTCGATGACTCCCTGACCCGTACCGGCAACACCGCCAAGCAGACAGCCAATGCGCTGCGCGGAGTGCCCGCGCAGTTCACTGACATCGCCGTATCGCTGCAGGGCGGCCAGAACCCACTGACTGTTCTGCTTCAGCAGGGCGGCCAGCTCAAGGATATGTTCGGCGGCATCGGGCCGGCGGCCAAAGCCCTGGGCGGCTATGTGCTCGGCCTTGTGAATCCGTTCACCGTGGCCGCAGCAGCCATAGCCGGCCTCACGTACGCCTACTATTCCGGCAGCGAGGAAGCCGTTGGATACCGCGAAGAGCTTATAAAGACCGGTAATGCTGCTGGCACGTCGGCAGACGCTCTGACTCAAATGGCGCGGCAAGTCAGCGCAACCGTGGGCACCACTGGTGCCGCCGCGGAGGTCCTAACGAAGCTGGCTGGGGCTGGGAAGATCGTCAGTGGCAGTTTTGAAGGGATCACGATCGCCGCGCTGGATTGGGAAAAGGCCACTGGGCGAGCGGTCGAGGAAACGATTGCTGAGTTCGTGAAGATCGGCAAGGACCCGGTTGCAGCGGCCAAGGAGCTGAACGACCAGTACAACTTCCTCACGGCCAGCACCTACGCACAGATCGTCGCGCTGAAATCCCAGGGCGACACGATCGGCGCGGCCAAGCTGCTGACCGACACCTACGTCGACACCATCAAGAATCGCAGCAGCGAGGTGATGGAAAACCTCTCGGTGTGGGAGCGGGGATGGAAGAGCCTGAAGGGCGAGATCTCTGCCACCGCGGACGCGGTGAAGGATATCGGGCGGGAGCAGGCCCTGGCGAGTCGAATTACTGAAGCCCAGCAACGCGTGGCCGCCGCCCAGAGCATGGTGAACGGCGACCCAAGCGATACCGATGCTCAGGAAAAACTGAAGAATTCCAGGCTCGAACTTGAATTCCTGACTCAGCAGAAGAACACCCAGGACGCCATAGCCAAGGCTCAGGGCCTGAACGCACAGATCCAGCGCGACGGCATCGACGCGAGCATGCGCCTGAAGGCGATCAGCGACTCCAACCTCACCAACGAAGAGAAGCGCAACAAGCTGATCAAAGAGTACAAGCGGGATGTTGAGGCGCTGCGCAAGGCCAACGCCAACGATCCACTGGTACAGCCGGACGTCGTCGAGAAGACGATCCAGAACATCCACGAGAAGAACAAGGACCCGAAGGCACCGACATCGGCCCTCAACCTGTCCGGGTTCAACGACTCGAAGAATCAACTGTCGGCGATCCTTGGCGAGTACAAAAACGCCCAGAAGGAACTGGAAGCGGCGCAGAAGGCCGGACTGGTCACCCAGGAAGACTACCTGCTCAAGCGCCAGGCGCTGATCGGCAACGAGCGCGACGAGGTCACGGCTGCCTATGAGGCCGAGATTGCAGCGCTTGAGGCATCCAAGGGCAAGGCCAGCACATCGGCGGCCCAGCGCATTCAACTGGACCAGAAAATCGCCGACGCCCGAGCCAACATGGTCAAGGCGCAGAAGGAGGCGGACAGCGAACTCGAAGTCATCGCCACCAACGAGCAGGGACGGCTCGCCAAGCAGGCCCTGGCAATCAAGACCTACACCGATGCCCTCGACCAGCAGAACGTCGCCCTGCGGCGTGCTGGGAGCCGTGCGGCGGATGGTGTCGGCCGGGGTGACCGTGAGAACGCCATCAACGGCGAACTTAACGAAATTGCTGACCGAGCCAACCAGCAACGCCTGGACCTGGCCCGCGACAAGGCCGACCAGGCGCGCAACATGAGTGCCGAGGAATACCAGGCCAAGCTGGACGCCATCAACAAAAGCGAGAAGGACCTGAGCGAAACAGTGCTCAGCAACTACGAGCAGATGTCTGAGGCGCAAAGCGACTGGCGCAAGGGTGCCACTTCGGCCTTCAGCAACTACCTGGAAAGCGCGCGCAACATTGCCGGGCAGACGCGAGACCTGTTCTCCAACGCATTCAGCTCCATGGAGGACTCGGTCGTTAACTTCGCCATCACCGGGAAGGGCTCGTTCGGGGATTTCACGAAATCCGTGCTGGCCGATATGGCGAGAATCGCGACGAGGACTGCGGCGTCTGAAGGGTTGAGCGCTCTTTTCGGGCTGGCTGCATCTGCTGCTGGCTCCTACTTTGGCGGAGCGTCCTCCGCTGGATCGACCCAGGCCGGGTACTCCGGTGACCTCTCTGGCTTCACCCCGGGCAGCATCCAGGCCAAGGGCGGCGCCTGGTCGGGCGGCGTGCAGATGTTCGCCAACGGCGCCGCCTTTGCCAATTCTATCGTCAGCAAGCCGACAGCGTTCGGCATGGCTGGCGGTGGGATCGGGGTTATGGGTGAGGCAGGGGAAGAGGCGATCATGCCGCTGACCCGCACGGCCGGCGGCCAATTGGGCGTGCGGGCTCTGACCGGTGGCGGATCTGGCACCGCGATCAGCATCAACGCGCCTGTGACCGTTGTCACCCAAGACCGCAGCTCAGAAGGGATGCAAATTGACCAGCAGGCCCTGTCGAAGAGCCTTCAGTCGCAAATGCAGGCGGTGGCGGAAAAGGCTGTCGCTGATTCCTGGCGAGCAGGCGGCACCAGCTTTCGCAACGCCAATGGGAGGGCGTGATGGCTATCGAGACATTTACCTGGCCCACCCAGCACGGCGACTCTCCGGAGATCACCTACAGGGTAAGGACGGCTCAGTTCGGCGACGGCTACAAGCAAATCGCCGCCGACGGGCCCAATAACAAGGAAGACTCCTACCCGATCACCTTCAGCGGTTCGAAGGCTCGAATTCTGGAGATCATGGCGTTCATCGACCGGCACGCCGGCGCGAAAGCCTTCCTCTGGACAACCCCGCTCGGCGAGCTGGGCCTGTTCACCTGCGTCGACCCCGTCCCAACCCCAGTGGGGGGCGGAGTGTTCAAAATCACGGCCACATTCGAACGGGCCTTCCAACCATAAGGGGCAACCATGCCGCTGATCAGTGACATCCAGGTCCTCGAGCCTGGCAGCGAAGTGCTGCTCTTCGAATTGGACGGATCGGACTATGGTGCGGACGTTTTGCGCTTCCACGGGCACGCGATTCCGCACACGGCTGCGGAGTTGATTGCCGCCGGAGCGGCCGCCGATGAGTTGCCGGCCAAGTCCATTTGGTGGCAGGGGAACGAATACGGCGCCTGGCCTATGCAGATAGACGGCATTGAGTCCAACGGCGATGGCACGGCGGTCCGCCCGACGCTCTCGGTGGGCAACGTCAACGGGCGAATCACGGCGCTGTGCTTGGCCTTCGACGACCTGTTGGAGTTCAAGTTGACCATGCGCCACACGCTGGGCACGTACCTGGACGCCCAGAACTTCCCCGGCGGCAACCCACAGGCAGATCCAACCCAGGAGACGATCGAAGTCTGGTACATCGATCAGAAGACGAACGAGGACGGGGAGACGGTTACCTGGGAGCTTGCCAGCCCGGGCGACGTGGGCGGCGAGTCCATTGGCCGCCAGGCTACGACGCTTTGCCACTGGTGCCTCACTGGCGGTTACCGCGGGCCCAACTGCGGCTACACCGGGCCCTACGTGACCAAGGATGGTGTGGTCACGGACAACCCTGAGCTTGATGAGTGTGACGCCACGCTGGGCCGGGGCTGTATCCCACGCTTCGGCGAGGGTAACCCGCTGCCATTCGGCGGATTCCCTGCCGTTTCCCTGATCGCCCGGAGCTGACCATGCGCAAACACATTTTTAGCGCGATCCAGGCGCATGCGGCGGCCGAGTACCCGAAAGAGTGTTGCGGGCTCCTTCTGGCCATTGGCCGAAAGCAGCAGTACATCCCGTGCAGGAACACCGCGACCGAGCCGCACGAGGAATTCCGCATCGATCCCGAGGAATACGCCGCGGCGGAAGACCTGGGCGAGGTGATCGGCATCGTTCACTCCCATCCGGACGCCACCAGCCGGCCGTCGCCGCGAGACCTGGCGATGTGCGAAGCGACTGAGCTGCCCTGGCACATTTTGAGCTGGCCGGAGGGTGACTTGCGGACGGTGGTGCCCACGGGCGAGACGCCATTGCTCAAGCGACCATTCGTCCATGGCGCCTGGGACTGCTGGCAGGTTTGCGCCGACTGGTACAAGCGCGAGTGGGGGCTGGAGTTCGAGGCCTTCAAGCGTGCCGATGGCTGGTGGGAGAGCAAGGACAACGCCAGCCTCTACGAGGCGAACTATGAGGCTGCCGGCTTCTACCGGGTTGACCAGCCACAGCGCGGCGACATGGTCGTCATGGAGGTAGGCCGGACGGTTCACCCGAACCACGCCGGGATATTCCTCGGCAGCGATCCGACGCTGCCTGGCGAGGATGCCGGCACGTTCGGCCCAGGGCCGTTCCTACTGCACCACCTATACGGCAGACCGTCAGAGGTCATCGTTTTTGGTGGTCCGTGGCTCGACCGAACTCGCCTGATCCTGAGGCACAAAGACGCACAATCTTCCACATAACGCGGCTTTGCCGCAGGAGAGGCAATGAGTCAAACCAAAGATCCTTTCCCGGGCCACTGTGACGCCGGGAAAGTAATTGATTGGATCAGTCGGCAGATTTCTTCGACGGTTCTGGGAAAAGCCCTGCAATCAGAGCCTGCAGCGGAAGGTGATGCTCAGATGAGCCGTCTGATAAGCCCTTGTCTTCAGGCAAAGCCCTAATAATTTTCTCTGCGGCATCCTTGATGTGTTGTCGCTTTGATGGGCTCAAGACCGCTAAAGATGTGCCTACGAGTGTTAAAGCTGCGAGGACACCTGTTTGAAAAGGGGAGATATGTGGTTTTTCGCTCATTTCACTTTCCTTGAGTAATCCGCGCCGACATTGGCGCAATCCCAGTCCTTGGGCTTGCAGGCAAAGGACTAGGAAATCCGTTGCATGGAGGCAAGAGGCTACTACTGGCGCGAGGCGGCGCGCTACTGGGGATTTTTACAGGATGGCCCTCTGTCGCTTCGATGGTAGATTGCCTTGGCATCGAAAACAAATGGAGCGGCATATGTACGATTTCGAAGATGAAGATGAGCGAACGGACTGGGAAAAAGCGAGAGACGATGCCGCCAAGGAGCATCTTGACAAGGTTGCTCCTGGAGTACCGTATGAGGATATTCCTGATGATTTGTGGGAAGAAGCAGATAGGGTTGCCCAAGACGTAGTTGGTCCAAACCCGGATGCACCTCGAGACGAAACAGGCGAAGAGGAATAGTAGCAAGCCCAGCCATCCCGCTGGGCTTTTTCATTTCTGATATCTTGCCGCCATCTTCCACAGGAGTGACCCCATGAGATTGTTCGTAGGCGCGGTAGCTGTTGCTTTGCTGGCGGGGTGTGCAACTTCGCCGACGCCGTCCAGCCAAGCCAAGCAAGCCCCGGCCAGTCAGTTGTCGGCTTACCAGAGCAAGCCATCGGGCGCCTATGGCACTCTTCAGGTGATTCGCGACTCTGGGCACACCGGCAGTCTTTGCTCAATGGCGATATTCATAGACGGTAAGCAGGCTGCCAAACTTGATCCAGGCCAAAAGGCCTCGTTCTACCTTCCGCCGGAGTCCGTGCTGGTGGGGGCTGCGTACACCGGCTCCGGCGTATGCTCGATGGGCGCGGACCGCGTTGAGCGTGAGGCCGTAATGAAAGATGGCGTATTGAAGAAATACCGTGTGTTTACTGGCGGCGATGGGCAGATCGACATTCTCCCCACCATGCTCTAAATCAACCGCCTTCGGGCGGTTTTTTATTGCCCGGAGATCGGCATGCATTCAGCAGTTACCTATACCCCGATGACGACAGTGAAGCTCTCTGGCTCTCTGGCGAAAAAGTTTTTCCGCAGCCAGCCTTTCCTGCTTGATGGCGGCTCAACGGCAGAAGTGTTTCGTGCCCTAAACGCTGCTGTTGAGGGTTTCGCGGAAGAAATACGCCGCCTTGATCGGATGGGCCTGACGTTCGCTGTCTTCCGTAACCGCAAGAATGTTGGGTTGGAAGGCTTTGATCTTGGCGGCACTAGGGAGATTCGGATTGTGCCGGTCATTGCGGGGAGCAAACGGGCCGGAGGCTTACAGACGATCATTGGTTCGGTACTGATCGCTGCGGCGTATGTGCTGTCCTTCACTCCGCTCGCTGCTGCCTCGCCGTTTCTGTATGCCGCAGGTGCATCCATGGCTATCGGCGGTGTCATTCAAATGCTCAGCCCCCAGGCATCAGGCCTCAAGCAGAGCGCCGGGCCAGAGAACGCCCCGTCCTACGCCTTCGGCAGCGCCAAGAACACCACGGCCAGCGGCAACCCTGTACCGATCTGCATCGGTGAGCGCCGGTGGGGCGGGATGATCATTTCCGCATCGATCTACGCGGAAGACAAAACTTGAATTTTTAAACTCGATTAAAGGATTTCGGTGCCGGTGACGGATAAAACCCCTCACTAGAAACCGGGATGACAAATAGTCGGGAAACCGACACCCAGGCTCGAGGAGGATCGACGGATCGCCGGGCCAGAAAAGCAAAACCCCCGGACGCTCGCAACGTGCCGGGGGTTTTTGTTTCAACCCCTTGTCAGGACCAAGGAGAAGAACATTGATCAATTATAGGCCCAAACACAGGGTCAAGGTAGATGGAAACATGAGTGAAGAAGGTGCGGATCGTGCGGGTAACAAGCTCGCAAATGCAGCTTTGATTTTTGCCACCTCTGTTGGTTTGGCTTGTGTCATCAGCGCAATTGCGTTTCTGTTGAAGTAAAGCCATCAGCTTCTTAAGCAACGAACTCGCGACCGCCGATGGCGGTTTTTTTTCGCCTGGAGGAAAGCATGGGCGCAGCACAGACGATCGACATCCGCGGCGCAAAGGGCGGAAGCAAAAAGCCGAAGACGCCGATTGAGGCAAGCGACAACCTCCGCTCAACGAACATCGCCAAGCTGCTGATCGCGGTAGGTGAGGGTGAGTTTGAGGGCGTGCCGACGGATGCCGACATCTACCTGGACAACACACCGATCAAAGATGCGAGCGGCAACGTCAACTTCCCGAACGTCAAATGGGAATGGCGCTCGGGCTCGGTGGATCAGACCTATATCCCCGGCATCCCCTCGGTCGAGAACGAAACATCGCTGAACATCGAGCTGCGAAGCGATGCGGCATGGGTCCGCTCCGTCACGAACATCCAGCTTTCTGCCGTGCGCATTCGGTTCGCCTGGCCGGCGCTCCAGCGCCAGGACGATCAGGGCAACGTCGGCGGGTACAGGATTGAGTACGCCATCGATGTGGCGACTGATGGCGGTGCCTATCAGCAGGTGCTGAGCGAGGCCGTGGATGGCAAGACCACAACTCGCTACGAGCGGTCCCGGCGAATCGACCTTCCTGAGGCCACCATCGGCTGGCAGATCCGCGTGCGCCGTATCACGCCGAACCAGAACAGCAACCGAATCGCAGACACCATGCTGATCGCCGGCTTCACCGAAGTCATCGACGCGAAGCTGCGTTACCCGAACACCGCGCTTCTCTACATCGAATTCGACGCCGAGCAGTTCACCAACATTCCGGCCGTCACCGTGAAGTGCAAGGCCCGAAAATGGCAGGTTCCGAGCAACTACGACCCGATCAGTCGGACCTACACGGGCACTTGGGACGGTAGCATGAAGCTGGCCTGGACCAACAATCCGGCTTGGATCACTTACGGAATCTGCACCGAGGACCGTTTCGGCCTGGGCAAGCGCATCAAGTCGTTCATGGTCGACAAGTGGGAGCTGTATCGGATTGCGCAGTATTGCGACCAACTGGTGCCGGACGGCCTGGGCGGGACCGAGCCGCGCTTCCTGTGCGACATGAATCTGCAGGGCAAGGCTGATGCCTGGACGCTGTTGCGGGACATCTCCGGCATCTACCGCGGGATGACTTACTGGGCTCAGGGCCAGTTGATCATGCAGGCCGACATGCCGCGCGCCCAGGACTTCGACTATGTGTTCACCCGGGCGAACGTCATCGACGGGAAATTCTCCTACGGCAGCGCCTCGGCAAAGACTCGCTACACCCGGGCCCTGGTCAGCTACGACAATCCGGCGAACAACTACGACACCGACGTCATTCCGTTCTCCGATCTGCCACTCCAGCGCCGCTATGGCGACCGGCCAACCGAGCTGAGCGCCATCGGTTGCACCCGGGCATCTGAGGCCCAGCGCCGCGGCAAGTGGGCGATCCTCAGCAACAACCTGGACCGGACTGTCACGTTCAAAACCGGCATGGAGGGCGTGATTCCGCTGCCGGGCCACATCATCCCAGTGGCTGACTCGCTGCTGGCTGGCCGAGAGATCGGCGGGCGTATTTCTGCCGCTGCTGGCCGGGTTGTGACCCTGGACCGCGATACCCAGGCCAAGGCCGGCGATCGCCTGATCATCAACCTGCCAGGCGGGCGTGCGGAAGGCCGAACCGTCCAGAGCGTAGCCGGTCGTGCTGTCACCGTGACCGTCGCCTACAGCGAAGCGCCTCGGGCGCAGCTTCAGTGGGCGCTCGATGCGGATGACCTGGCGATCCCGCTGTATCGCGTGCTCCGGACCAAGCGCACCACCGAAGGCGACTTCGAAATCAGTGCTTTGCAGTACGAACCGAGCAAGTTCGCGCACATCGACACCGGCGCGCGCTTGGAAGACCGGCCGATCAGCGCGATCCCTATCACCGTGGTTCCAGCGCCGGCAAGCGTCACCGCCGCGTCGACGTCCTCCGTGGTTCAAGGATTGGCCGTGGCCACCATGACCATCAGCTGGCCCGCCGTGGAAGGGGCTGTTGCCTACGACGTGGAGTGGCGCAAGGACAGTGGGAACTGGATAAAGGTGCAGCGCACCGGCTCGACCAATGTGGATGTGGTCGGCATTTATGCCGGTGCCTACGTGGCGCGCGTCCGCGCGGTGAGCGCTTTCGATATCTCGTCGATTTGGCGTAGTTCCGCGTTGACCGAACTGAGTGGTAAGGAAGGTCTCCCGCCGGCGGTCTCCTTTCTCACGGCTACACCCTTGCTGTTTGGCATCGGCTTGAAGTGGGGCTTCCCTGCTGGTGCGGAGGATACCCAGCGCACCGAGATTTGGTATGGACCTGCGAATGAACTGGAGGCCGCTACCAAACTGGCCGACTTGGCTTATCCCCAAAGCGATTACAGCATGCAGAGCCTTCTGGCCGGCGCTTCGTTCTTCTTCTGGGCTCGTCTGGTGGACCGAATCGGGAATATAGGCCCATGGTACCCGGTCGGCGGCGGTGTCCTGGGCCAGGCCAGTTCTGAGGCCGGCCCGATTCTTGACCTGATCGCCGGCCAGATTGGGGAAACAGAACTCAGCGAAGAACTGAGAGGAGAAATCGAGAAAATTCCAGGCCTCCAGGCTCAAATTGACGCCCTTGAAGGTTTGGCTGCCTACAACCCTGACGAGACGTATGTCGAAGGTGACCTGGTCGTTTTCGGCAAACGCATCTATCAGGCAATCGGACCTGTCCCCGTGGATACGCCACCGCCCAATCTTGCCTATTGGCTCGACGTCGGCCAGACGATCGAGACGGTGGATGGTCTAGCCCAACAGGTTGCAATCAATACCGTCAACATCACCGAACTCGAAGCCACGGCCACTTCCTTCGAAGCGCTGCGAGCTTCTTGGCGCGATGACGATGGGGAGGGCGATCTTGCCGACGCCATTAAAGGATGGACCAGCACGACGGCTATTGCGTCAGAAAGCGGTGTTCGCGCCTCAGAAAATGAGGCAATAGCACGCAGGGTGACTACTTTCGACGCTCAGATCGGCGAGAACGCGGCGAATTTGACCACGCTCGAGCAGGTTGTGGCCACGAACGAGTCTGCTACGGCGACGAAGATCGATCAGCTGAACGCGGCGGTAGGTAACAACACCGCGGCTATCCAGCAGACAGCCACGGCCTACGCCGATACCAGCGGCAAGCTGAGCACGATGTGGTCGGTGAAGATGCAGCTCAACGCAAATGGGCAGTACGTTGCAACTGGTATCGGCCTGGGCATAGAGAATGTCGGGGGCACGCTGCAGAGCCAATTCTTGGTAAGCGCAGATCGGTTTGCCATCGTAAACACCATCGCCGGCGGAGCCATCTCCGTTCCGTTCGCTGTTCAAGGTGGGCAGGTGTTCATGAACTCCGCCTTCATCCAGGACGGCAGCATCACGATGCTTAAGATCGGCCAGGCCCTGCAATCGGACAACTACGTCGCAGGAGTACAGGGTTGGCGCCTGGATAAGGCCGGCAACCTGGAGTTCAACGGCCCGGCCCCGGGTGGTGGCCGCCTGACGATGACGAACCGCGCCATCAAGGTCTACGACGAAAACGGTATCAAGCGGGTCCAGCTCGGAGATCTATCGGCATGAGTTATGGGCTGAAGATATGGGATGAAAGCGGCAACGTCACTCTGGACGAAACATCGTTCACGATGCGAGTTGTATACAGCGGCATTGTGACTGGTTCGCATGCAGCTACCTTTCAAACGATATCGGTACCAGGACTTACCCCATCTAACGGAGCTGCTTTCGTGGTGCCGGTAGGGAACTATAGCGTCAATAACGACATGCAGCTAGAAACGGAGGTGATAGCAAACGCCGTCAGGGTGTATAGCTTCATTCGGGGTAGGGCCGAATATAGCAATACAACCAGCTCGACTATGCGCTTAATTGTGATCAGGTACTTATGATGTCCTTTGGATTAGAATTTACAAACAATAATAATGTTGTGACGGTTGATTCCGAGTTCACTCGACTAGTCGTGTTGGCGAAAGGAGTGTATGTCCCCAATCAGGAGTCAGGGCTCGGCTCAATAACCAACTTCCCTCGAACTATAACTAGCCAAGAGCCGCCCCTGGTGTTCATCAGGCCTTCAGGAAGCAGCGGCATTGCGGGCTTATGTTTGATGCGTGTGGTTGGTACTCCAGGTGCCTGGACGGGTTTTTATGTGAGGGCTTATGACGTCAATACGTTGCAACCGAATGGGTCTTACTTTGCGTGCGGGTTCGCCGCCACCCCGCTTGCTGATTACGGGATGAGGCTTTGGGACGGGAACTCAAAGTTGCTATTCGATAGCGGAACTCCGTATGCACGATTTACCCGGTCGTTCCAGAACTGGACGTATTTGAAGTCTGATCATACCCCACAGGGGCTGCCAAGGAACTATTATCGAGTCAATTTTACATTCCCTGTTGGGGAATTTATGTTGATTAATACCTTCGGTATGCCAATGCTTGATGATGGTGTGCAGAGCAGGATGCTTTATTGTTGGTGGGACTTTTCCGGGAATAACCTTTACGCCATAACAGTCGGATCCTCCAACCCGTTTGCTTTTTTTCTACCCGCCGTATTCGCAAAACTTTAAAGGAAATGTCCTATGCCCTGGTACAAAACGGGGACGGTTTCCGTCACCCTGAATTCCAATGCCGTAACTGGAACTGGCTCGGCTTTCATAGTCAACTGCAGGGTTGGCGATGCGTTCCGTGGACCGGATGGCCGCTGGTATGAGGTCACCAACGTGGCGAGCAATACCGCGATTGCTATTGATCCGCCATACTTGGGGACAACGACCTCAAGCGGCAGCTATGCACTGGCCCCCATGCAGGGGTACGTAAAGGATTCGGCTGATGCTCTGCGCGCAATCGTTACGACCTACGGTGCCCAGCTGGCGGCGCTTAAGACTACTGGCAACTACGACATTTTACCGCCATCTAAGGGTGGGACCGGGATTACGGATCTTTCCGTGTTCATTCAAGTAATGCTGAATGATCCCGATGCCGCCGCGGCACGGTTAACCTTGGCAGCGGCGAAGACTGGGGCCAACTCTGACATAACCTCCCTAACCGGTTTGACCACCGCGTTGAGCATGGCGCAAGGCGGTACTGGCGCAAATAACCAAGCGGCAGCAAGAACAAACCTAGGCCTGAAATCTGCTGCGGTGGCAGATCTCGTAGGCACAGTTTCCCAAAGCGGCGGCACCCCAACGGGCGCGATTATAGAAAGCGGCTCCAACAGCAATGGCCAATATACCAAGTACGCTGACGGGACCATGATCTGTAGTCACGTCGTGCGAATGGACACAGTTTTAACAGCTGATATCCTCGGCGGGACGTGGACCTTCCCCATGCCTTTTGCAAGTTCTACTGTCCATATCTCCCATTCCCCTATGCAAGGTTCTTCAGCGGATTGCGCTCCAGCGCTGACTGATAGGTTCGGCCCTGTTCTAACTGCGCCGAGCGGAACAGCAGCTAGCCTGCGGAGCATCAAGCGAACCGGAGGGGCAGGCTTCGTCGCTGGCAATTTCATCGATACCCACGTGATTGCGAAAGGGCGGTGGTTCTAATGAAGATAATCCTGAGTCCCCAGCGGCGCAGCGATGAGCTAATTGTCAGGAAGTCCGGCGACAAACTGCTCGTCAACCACACATCTTTCGATTTCGAGCCGATTGGTGAAGGCGACACCTTGCCTTACGGAGCAGTGGATTCGATTTGGTTTCCTGGCGACATCTCGCGCATGAACGGGGAGTTAGTGCTGACTTTGCTGTTCCCCATTCCAGAGAACTACAGCCAGGAGCAAGCTTTCCCGGTGCCCTTGCTGACCGTTCCTGATGGGGTGGTTGTCTTCCCTGGTCCTGATCAAGTGAATTTCGTTCCGCCTCAACCGGACCCATCGGCGCCGGTCACGGAGGGTGTGATCGACTGGACCAAACTGATTACCCAGGAAATGAAGGATGCGGCCGTCCTGGCCGCTCAGCTAGCTACGAGGAAGTCGGAGCTTGCGGAACGCAACGCACGAGCCGCAACGCAAATTGCGCGCATTCAGGATCGCATCGACACTCTGGGGTACGGCATCGAAATTGGGGAGGTGACTCCAGAGGAGGAAGCTGAGCAGGCCGCCCTGGCCGCGCCGCTGAAAGCCTGGAAGACTTACAAATACGCCTTGGGCAAGGTCACTACGCAACCTGGATGGTTTGAATCTCCAGTCTGGCCGGTGGAGCCGCCGGTTCCTGAAATCGTCGCATCGCCAATGTTGCTGAACGCCGAAACGATTTGACCTGAAACGAATAATGCAACCCGCCATCGAGCGGGATTTTTTTTGCCTGGAGAAAAGTTATGACCGCTTCCGAAAAGGACCGTGACATTTTGGCCCGTACCCTCTGGGGTGAGGCCCGCGGTGAAGGACTGGCAGGCCAGATTGCGGTGGCCTGGACCATTCGCAATCGCGTGTTCGATGGCAAGGACCGTTCGTGGTGGGGCGAAGGATACACCGGCGTCTGCCTGAAACCCTGGCAGTTCAGTTGCTGGAACAAGAACGACCCGAACTATCCGTACCTGAGCGGCGCCAAGCCGATCCCGCCGAAGCAGTTTGCCCAGGCACAGCGGGCGGCCGACCTGGTGATCTCTGGTGCTGAGCCTGACCTCACCAAGGGCGCCACCCACTATTACGCAACCACGATGCCGAAGCCTCCGGCTTGGGCTGCTAAGGCCACGCAGACCCTGCGCCTGGGTAACCACATCTTCTTCAAGGACGTGCCATGAATCCAGCCACGCTGAAGCTGATGATCGCCGGAATCGCCGTGGCGTTGATCTTGGCAATGAGCACGACATGGAAGATCCAGGACTGGCGGTACGGGAAGCGCCTGGCGGAGCAAGCCGGCCAGTACCAGTCCGATCTGGACAAAATCAGCAGCGCGGCCGCGGCCCAGGTGCAGGCGGAGCAGGACAAGCGCCTGGCCATGGAGCGGCGGCTGTCGGCCAGCGAACAAACCCACTACAAGGAGCTGAGCGATGCCCAGCGTAATCAGGATCGCCTGCGCGATCGTCTTGCCACTGCTGATGTTCGGCTGTCAGTCCTCCTCGAGGATTCAGCCAGTTGCAGCCCAGTGTCTACCACCCCCGGCGCCGGCGGCGTGGTTCATGGAGCCCGTCGAGCCCAACTTGACCCAGCGCATGCTCAACGAATTATCGCCATCACCGACGCCGGCGACAGGGGGTTGATTGCGCTGCGAGCGTGCCAGGCGTATGTCAGAGAACTAATCCCGGAGGAGGACTAGGGATTCGTCCTATCATCGGCCAACGGTCATGGATCCAGGCGTATTCAGCGGGCGGGGAAGTGGTGACCACGTAAACGCGTCGGTTCTCGTCCTCGCCTAGGACCAAGCATTCCAGCCCGTAACCCTCATTCATGTCGAACCAGTGTGATACCCGGTCTTCGTCCTTCTCCATGTAGCGCTGCACGAGCCCTATCGCGCGTCGCGGGTGATACTTCTGCCATCCACCACGCTCCACCGTCTCCAGCTTCGCCCACCCACCTGATGGCCCTGTCCCGGTTTCTTCTTTGCGCCGGCCCCATCGCACCCACCCGAGATCAGTTCCGTCCTCGAGTAGCACGGGAATCGCAGCTTTTGGGTTGGGGAAATACACCTTCACCCGTTCATACGCTCTGTTTTTGTCCGCCGCTTCAACTCCGCCGCACATGTTCTTCCCCAGGGTCATTTTGCTTGTTCGGTTGACCTTGGCATTCCACGGGAAGTTTGCCCGGGCATCGCGATTTTTCGACGAACCCCAATCCGTTACAGTGGGCGCAGTCCTCGCGCACACCGAACCGGTCCATGCAATCTGAGCATTGGATGAATTTCGCCAGCTCCAGAAATGGCCTGATCCTATTCACGACTTCGATGTCGTGGTTTTCGGTAGCGACCTGGACAACATCAACCATCCATCGATAGACGTCCGGGTCATCAATCGCCTCGTAAATCATTCCCTGAACCATTCGCGCCTTCTCGACCAAGTCGAACTGACGGCCATCGTGCAAGGTAAGAACGAGCCCTTCCACACGCCCCCGGAGGCTGTGATAGGTCTGGTTCAATCTCAGCCCATCCTTGTCGCGGTATAGTTTTCCATCGTAGGCACGCAAAGGGCCGCCTCCGTTATCGTCCAGTCTCAGTACGGAATGAAACAACGTTCCAAACCGTGGGCCACCGTCGCGCGGCATCACATCGTATTGATAAGAAGATCGGTAAAGGACTGGGTTCGATTGCAGCTCTTCCAGAGCAAGCCAGTAGGCGGCGTTCGCCATTTCGTCCATGTCGAATTGATCGAGCCTGTCAATCAGACCTTCTTCTGCCAGCCTGGCGCTGACATCAAGAAGGCAGGAACGGTAAGCCTCCGGGTTCTCCAATCGTTGGCAATTATTGTCGAGCATGTCTCTCCATTCCTGGATCCTCAGCGCCTTGGCTTGTTCGAAATTCATGGGGGATCGCTTGTCTTTTACTGTTTGGATATACAGTAATTGAGGTGGTCGTGCTCCAGCGAGAGGAAGCCGACGAACCGCAACGCTGGCGACTAAAGGAGATGACGACAGACGGAATGCATAGCACCTATTTATAAATTAGGATATGTATAGGTTTTTGAAAGGAATGTTAGAGATGACACCCCTTGAAAAGCTGCTCTCCTGGCATGAGAAATGGGCTCTGAAAAATCAAACCGTGATCTGCAAACGATGTGGAGTAGAGCAGTCGGAGATGGACAGACATCTCAAATTCAACCATGCGCCGGATTGTCACAATGCCCGCTTGGGCGCCGAACCATGGAAGGCTTTAGACGAAGTAAGGGATTCATACTGGACCCCTACAGCGTCACCATTCGATCAAGGCGCTAATCTGTCGATGACAGAACAGCCAGGGCCATCTTCACAAATTCCTCATTCCGATCGAGCGTCATCAGAGCACCCCTGACGTTCGCTGCGACAACGCTTGATCCGTTGAGCTCTACCCAATTGGTGAGCTCCATGATGGCAGCTTCCAAAGCGAGCTGGTTTTCGTTGATCTTGGATAGCAGGGATGGAAGCAGATCGAGATTTTGCATGGGCGACTCCTACCTCGTAGAAATCAGCGTAGCAGTGTTGGGATAGATTGTTCGGTCGGCAGAACGCCGGAGATGTCCCAAAAGGGCTTGGGGACTTTTTCGGGGGTTCGCTGTTTTCCGTATGGCTCCGTTGGGCACCGTTTGCAGCGAGCGCCGGTAGAAGATCCAATAAATACTGGGCTTTTGACCCATTTTCAAGCATGGGGTGCTAGGGGTCGAGTGTTCGAATCACTCCGTCCCGACCATATTTTTCAATGACTTAGCCCAATCTGAAAAGGTTGGGCTTTTTCATGCCCGCAAGAAAGCGCTGCCGTTGAAGGGGCCCCAAGGGGATCAATGCAGTGCCCAGGACCTCGGCACCGGAACATGATCAAACTTCGAAATAGTCTTGATCCAGTAACGGCGATAGTCGGTCTGATCGGGTGCCAGCGGTTTTTGGGTTGACCATAGATGCCCAGACTTCAGGCTGGCGCGATAGGCTTCCCATTCTTTCTGCTCGGCGACTTCCTTGGCTTTGTGTCGGTCGTCGAACCAGCCGAGGACGTAGGGTTCGCTTTGGTCTGTGCTGTGTGCTATCAGCAAATAAATTTCTGTCAT